CATCTCTAATAGTTGTAGCAGTATCAGAACCAATAACTTCACCTGTTACATAATAACCTACTATCTGTTCAAAGTTTTCAGGAGACAATTGATTCTCTACACGAATTTCAACTTCATAGGTTCTTTGAGCAGCAACTGTTCCAGCTACAGCAAAACCATCAACTTTCATTGATTTCATTACATCTGCCGCATATGCTTTACATGTAATTTTCTCAACATAACGAGGGTTGATTTTATCCGAGAATTCGTAATTTAAGTTTTTACTTGAATCTCCTGCAGTTTTTTGCAGAAAGTAAAAAGGTTTGCCTTCTGCTGGTGCGGAGCCATCTTTAGACAAAAGTTTAATTTCCTTATCACTCGCTCCAGTGATAAAAGTTGGAACTGTAGTTTCTGTCGCAACAGCATTACCTACAATAAGTTCGCCTACTTGATTCGGTCCAAACATAATTTAATTTAATTTTAGTTAATAAAAATTTTTAAGTTTATTCGTTTCTTTGATCCAATTGAATCTTAGATTCTAAATTTTGAGGTTTGTAATCTCTTAGTGCAAGTTCCACCGCACGATCTAAAATCTCACGATGTATTTCTTTATTTAACTCACAGGCTGTTTCTGTAAAGATTCCGTCGATAGTTAAATCTTCATTAGGGAATAACACCTTAAGGTCTGTTAAAATAATTGGTTTAGGGTTTTTTAAATACCTTAGCTTATAGGTTAAACTTCCAGTAATATTATATGGTGATAATATTTCAACAACTTTACTATTATTAAGTGTTGAATAATCAATTCGCCAAGCTATAGAACTGTCAGGTGTTTTAAATGGATTCTTAATTTGAATGTTAAACTCATCATGAGTGACAGGTTTAACATTAATCAAGGTGTTGTTAAAACAATCTGTAGAAGTTATCTTAGCTTGCTCATTAATAATTAAAAATACATCTGCAGGGATATTAAAGAACCTTGCAGATGGATATATATTTAAAGAATTTGTAAACGAAGTCGAATTGTTATAGTTCTTAATTAACTCTTTTAAATCTTGTCTTCGTTTTTCAGAACTTTCAAATCCTTTCTGTTTACGATTACTTTGAGCATCATAATAATCTTTAACGATTTCCAATTGGGCTTTCGTAAGATAAACTGACTTTTCATACAGATCGATACCTGGAGCAGACTGTCCTGCAATAGAGTTATATAGAATGTCAAACTCGTGACTCATTTCTAAATTAGTCATATTTATTTAGCTTTATTAATTTTAGCTTCAATAATTGAACGTACTTCTTGATTTCTAGGTTCATCTAAATATTTGATAGCATTATCTAATGTAGCAATTTCTCCTGCGTTACATAAATCTAAACCGTCAGCAGTTGAATATTTATTAGATTTTCTAATAATAACTTTAGCTTCGATAGCTTCATTAACTAAAAGTCTAGTATGGAAAGAAACGTCTTTCATTACAGATACAAACCTTGCAGGTTCTTTATCTAGAATTTTAAGAATCTCTTGTTGTAACCAATCTTTAGTTGTATCTTTAGATATTAATTTATTTGATAACAATTTCAATACACCAATAAGTTGTTCTTGGTTCTCTTCAATTTTACCATATAATTTAAATGCTTCAAATTTAACATCAAATTTCTTTTTATCTTCAAGCATTTCTTCATTATCTCTCGTAATAGCAAACTGATATGATTGATTTGAATGACGATCTTTCCATGAAGGAGCAACATCATCTTTACAATATAACAGAATTTTATACGAGATATAATCCATAGGATTACTTAAATCAAAATTATTTGCAGTATCTTCTTTAAATAAAGACACATAATAGTTAGTCCAGAAATCTCCATATACTGATAGATTTAAACCTGTCGCTTTTTCAAGATAAAGTTTCTCATCTTCTGTCAATACATTCTTAATTGCACCGTTTCTTTGTAGTGGTGCTGAGAATTTTTTAACTGAGTTGGTAAGCATACCACCAGAAATAACGTGGTTCTTTTCAACATTTGCAGCCATTCCTCTATTACGAGGAATAAATTTTACAATAATTGTTTCGTTAGGTAATGTAAAACTACCTTTTAATACTTCTTCCATTTTTCTTCTTCTCTTAATATTTTAAAAAAGGGAGTTTTTGAGGAACTCCCGATTAAAACCTTTATTTATTATTTTAAAGTGCAACTCTAAAGCAAATGAATAGAGGGACACTATATGATTATATTTAGTCTATAATCGATGGTTTCAAAGTTGCAGTTCTTCCTGCATCTTTAACCATTGCACCATAACCTTCACATAAAGCAGTCATAGTTGCAGAATCTTCCATCAACTGCATCTCACCACCTCTACGTCCAGTAAATGGATTTCTAATACCTGCGATATAACCACGAAGTTCGTCAGAACCTTGTACTTTTACTTTTTGGATATTAGGCTCTTCCATTGAACCAATGTAAAGAATATCATAACGATAAGATTCAGCTACACCACCATCAGGGTGAAGTACTTTATTTCTTACTTTATCGTCATACATTGGATCTACTTCCAACATAACGTGAATGTTGTTAGGAGCTCTCCATTCTGTGAATTGGAATCCTGCAACATAAGCGTTAGCGTGGAATTTAGAAGTTGTTTTGTTGATTGAGTTAGTACCAGTGTTATCAAATGGTAAATTCATCCAACCTGAAGCTTCTGCTGTTACAGCTCTATGGAACTGAGCAGCTCCTCTTTCACCTGTACGTAACATGAATTTTCTTTCAGCCCAATCAAGTTTACCTTCACATAATTCAGAAAGTAAATCTTCTAATAGACGAATAGAGAATCTGTTATAAGTAACCGTGTTAGAAACTTCCATTTGCTCACGGATTCCAGAACCAGCTTTAATTTCAATATTAGCATTACCTTTATTCAAATATCTACCATTTTCATCACGGTTGGTTTTACCAAACATAACGGTTTTAGATTTAATTCTAGATAAAGCTTTTTCAAACTGCCAATATACTTCCTGCATCCAAGTTGCAGATTTGTGTACTTTTCCTGTGTTAGGGTCACGAGTTTCAATCCCTGCAAAATAAACAGGTTCAACTTTACAATCAATCATCTTACCAGAAACTTTATGCTCCATACGAATAGACGTAAGAGAGTTTCTCATTAAGTAAGGAGATGTAAATTGAATACCCGCACCTTGAATAGACAACTCGTCCTCAACAGGAGCACCCTCAATTGAGAACTTCATTCCTGCTAATAGCTCATCACCTGGAATACCTGCTAATGATTCTTGACCACCCCATGCTTCACAAGTGTAAACATAATTTTGTCCTTCTTCATATGGCTCTTCAAGAATTCTCATTTGATAAACGTCTGGTCTATGACCAACAATCAAATGCATTTTAGTAAACCATTTTTCAGGGAATACTAATTCGAAGGTTGCACGAGCGGCACCAACGCCAGTTGTAGCACCAGTAACAACAGCACCATTATAACGAGCTTCCACAAGTGGAATATTTCTATCATCACTTCCAACTACTTTCCATACGAAATCATCCGATGTAGGTAATACTTTTTCAGGAAATAAAGATAATGTTGTATCCAGGTTTTTCATACCTGAATTTTGTAAAAGCACAGTAGTTAGTGGAGTGATAAGCTGAGGCTTACTTCCAAATATAGCACCAATGTGGTTTTTTAAGGTTAATCCTGACCAGGCTTTACCTTTAGTCATGACAAATTTTCCGATACTCATAGTTAATAATTATTTAAATTTAATTGTATTATAGGTTTAGTTCGTCACCAATTCCAATGTCATAACTATTCTTGTCAGACATCCAGGCAGGTGTACCTGAATCTTTGTAAGCGCCTTTCTTAACAATTGCTTCTAAATCATTAATTGCTTTAGATTTTGCAGAAGTTGCTACTTTATTATAATCTTTAAAACCGTTAGTAAGTTCATAGAAGTAATACATTCGAGCTTCAAAGTCAATTGGATTCTCACGTCTTTCTTTCATAAACTTATTTTCAAAACTTCCATCAACAGGTGATTTACCTACAATCTCGTTTATAGATTTATAAACTTTATCTTGAATTGCTTTTGTTGGGGTATAACCGTTAATTAAATCTTTACGATCAAAAATTGTTTCTTTAAGAATCTTCTCACTTTTCTCATTAGCCTCTTTTTCAAGTCTTACGTTTTCTTCATAAGCATCTTTCTGCTCTTGAATTTTTCGAGAATTAAATTCTTTTAATGAACTAGTGGATTCAAGTGCGTCTTCAATAATCGCATCTTCACCTAAATCTACTAATCTACTTAATAATCTACCAGCTTTCTTTTCATCTAATCCTTGATTTAAATAATCTTGATAGATAATCTGTTTAGCAGTTTCAATATTTGTTTTTAAATATTCCTCATCTATATTTTCTAGATCTTTAATCTCTGCCTGACTACGAGCAATTGCTTCAATATCTAATTTAGATAAATAATCTTCAGCTAAAATTCTAGATTGAGTTGTAACTTCATTCTTTAGAGCATCTGCAAATTCTTCTGCAGTTTTAATCTCTGTCTTTTCAATGTCCAGTGAAGGTAGCAACCCTTGTTCATGAATAAAAGTAGCTAGAGAAGAATATATGTTGGAAGAAGAATCGCCACTCTCATCATCTTCGTCACTACCTTCATCTTGGTCATCTTCACTATCTACTTCCTCTGGATCTTCATCCTCGACAGCACTATTTGGTTTTTGTGGTTCTTGACCACCATTATTTTCATTGTCTTCGTTCGACTCTTCGTCTTGAGGAAAATCATCAAAATTAAACTCAAAATTATCGTCAAACAAATTCATTCCTAAATCTTCTTCTTCCATCGTTGATTTATATTAAATTTATTTAAAGTTGCAAATATAATGTATTTTATGAAAAATTCCAAATAATTAGATTGTTATATATAACTATTTGGAAAATTTCAATAGCCTTTTTACACGCTTTTCTTTTTAATTCTAGCAATACTCTGGTCTACTTTCTTCGCATCCATAGTATCTTTATGTTTCTGCATATCATCGTTCAGACTTTTCATCTTTAAAAGATAATCATTCTTACTCTTCTCAACGTCTAGATTAAATTTATCTCTATCTAGAGGAGATTCAATACCGTCATCTATAGTTTCTACTTCGGAACCTTTCATTTGCATTTCAAGTTCTTTAATATAAACTTTAGTTTCATTATCACGTTGATTCATGATATCTTGAAGATTAAGTTTATCTTTTTCTTGTTGAGCTTGTTGTTGCATTTGTTGTTCTTGAACTTTAGCTTGTTGTTGAGATTGTTCTGAATTACGCTGATGCATCTCTTCTTCTGCAGTTTCAAGTTTTCTACGCATATCCATAAGTGAAGGACTAAAATAAATATCCATAATAGTCGACATAGATCCACCATTCTGAATGAAAGCTTGAGCATATTGCTTAATAGCTTGTTCAAGTTCCATAGTCTTAGGTGTATTCGTAATAAGAATACCATAATCAGATTCTGCAAATTCTTCGCCTTCTAAATTTAAAAGTTGAATAGTTTGATCGTCTAAAATATACTGTACTTTCTTATTCTCTTTACCTCTTAATGCAACTTTAGCTGTTTCTAAGAACGCTTCTAATACTCTAAGTTTACATGATTCATGTAACATAAACCAATATTCCGTAATATGTGAAGATTGATTTACTGCGCGTTCTACACCACCTAGTGTTTCACGATTTGAAATCTGACCTTCTCTTTGTTGAGATACTCCACAAAGCTCACCCATTTCCATTTTAATGAATTCAAGTAGTTGTATGTGTTGTTGAATATAACTACCCGTTTCCATATCAATAGAACGTCCACCAACAGTGTTCATAGAACCTGCTAATTTACCTGTGGATGCTCCATGATTACCTTCTTTAAAAGAATCTGTTACTGCGATCTTATTGACTACTGCAAAGTGTAACCATTTCTCTACTTCCCAATTAGCAGGAATCTTAGCTAAATCTAGTTCTAAGATTTTACCGTAGTTTGTAGAGATTGCTTTATTTAATCTGTCATAAAGAGCATCGTACATATATTGATGATTCTTTGCTCTATCAACTAGTGATACCGCACGACCTTGATTTGTATTATAGATTTGTCCAATAATACCTAAATGTCCTTTAGAAGGATTATTAGACTTAGTATATTGAACTGGTAAAGGACGCATTTTAAGATAGATATCTTTACCTAATTTAACTCCTTCCCAACCTTCAGTAATCCAAAAGTCAGTTGTCTCTTCACCCATATTCTTATCTGCAATATATTCTTCAGATTCAAATCTATATTGAACTTCACCATACTCATCATAGAACTTAACTTTTTTAACTCTACGTAAAGATTTCCATCTTACTTTAAGTTCTCTAAGGTTTCCATTTTCATCTGTAAAATTAGAACCAAAGTGATGTCCATTTAATTCTGCAATATTGAATATAGAATCAACCATACCTGCATTAGTAGTTGAATCCCTAAATAAAGTATGATTATCATTATCTTCAGAATAAGAACCATTACTACTTGTTGTAGTATATTCCATTAGATAATCAATATCTTCAGGTTTTAATTCATCAAAGTATTCATCTACTAATTGATTTGCAGATTTATAATCTTCCATTATAATAATAGAAGCATCTTCAAATCTATCAGAATTACCACTTCTAATGGCATGTACTTTTAAAGGATTAAGTTTAGTTAAACGTGGTTCATCAAATAATATATCTACAAGATATATTTCTTCAGCCATAATTAAGGCATCTTTGAATCCTTTACTAAATTTTTGTGCAAATTCTCCTTCTTGAAAATAATATTTTAGAATTTGATTTGCCATTTTCTCACGAAGGTCTTGATAACTATATTTCATATATTTATCTAGTTCCTTCAATTTACCTTGTAATTCTTCATCTGAATAATTAGCTTGAAAGAATTGAGCAAGTTGTTCAGTTAAATATTTCTTTTTATCTTCTTCCTTTTTTGTAATTGCGTCAGAATCGGTAACTACAACAGACCAATCAAATCTTCTCTTTATCTCCTCACCTACAAGTAAATCTACTTTAGGTACAATAATAGGATAATGTGGGATATTATCAGGAATATAAGAAGCATCGATCTGATTAGGATTAACTGTATTAGTTAAATCTCGAATATCTACAATACCATTATAAAGATTTAAATTAATAATCTTATTTTGTAATGTTTGACGAACTTCTTCATTATGATAAAAAGAGTGTGTATCAGCATAATCCAAATTATCTTTACGCCATTCCTTATTTTTCTTTGAAAAAGGAAGACGTTGTCTAGGAAGTTGCACATTATTAATTCTACTCATAATTTATATGTTTGTAAGATGTGTTATTAAACTCCACAATATACGAAATTTATTTTAATATTCAAAGTATTTTAATCAGTATTAAAGAATATATCTTTGTTTCCAATAGCCGTTTGCTTCTTATAGTTTTTAGTAAAGAAGTTGTCGTTCGATATATGTTTATAATTAGTATCTTGATTCGCCTTAGCCGTTTGGGTTCTCTTGTAACGTTCTTCACGTAAGATCATTAACATACCCATTGCAGATACACGGTCAAAGTTACCATCACTATTCCACTTAATACACTCCTCAAGATAAGCGATACTTCTAATAGTATGTAGGTTTAATTTATCATCCTCATCATCTCCACTAGATGCTTTAGATAACATCCAGTCAGCTTGAAGTTTTCTACCCCACTTATTAAGTTCTGCATTAGCGTGTGTACCTTTAGCATTATTACCATAAGCAGCTAACGCTTTAGTAAGACCCATGTCTTTTACAATCTGAGGTGTATCACATAATCTATGTGTAGCATTCTGTTTATCAAAGTAACTAAATAGACCTTTTAAGTTTTTCTCATAGTTAGCTTCTCCATTATAAAACTCAATTGTACGTAATGCAATTTCATAAGCTTCTTCTGCTAATCTTGGACGAGCAGAGTATTCACATACAATTCTATCTGTAAATGTATCTAGTCCTTGAATACTAAATAATGATGTACCTGTATCAGCATCAACAGGGTCAATACCAAAGATATATCTACCTCTAGGTATTTCACCATTAGCATTACGTTTAGGCATTTCAAATATTTCTAAACATCCTGTCTTATTAGAATCTTTATCATAACTTCTAATAGGATATAAATCGTCATTAGGTTTCCATTCAATACCTTGTGCAGTACGAACTAATTCTCCTACATAATGTTCGGCTAAGAACTTCTCACGTTGAGGTGCAATACTTTCTAGATATTCCTTTAAATCAGATACAGGAAATAAAGTACCTTCAGTACGCATAACTGCTTCCTGTGGAGTAATAGGCAACTCAGCTTTCTTCTGCGTAATTGCATTTGGATCTTGAGAGTTATATTTAACTACATATCTCTCAGATAGAATTTCTATTAATGATTTAATTACATCAGGTTCTCCGTTTATAGGATCATAACAAGCATTACGATTTAAATAGGCTCCCCAGAAATGACCACAAGTCGTATCTCCTGTTGTACCTTTATCAAATACATTTGGAATACCGTAAATGTTATATGCAGAACAATTGTAAAATAATTTCTCAGATCCTTCAAAAGATCCTCCTTCAACTCCACCTGTACCTGCAGCAAGCATTAAACCTACAGCAATTCCACCATCTTCAAAACCTGGTCTATTTACGTTCCAGGCTTTCTCTAGATTATCAAAGATTCCGTCTTCCTCATAATGACAGAAGACTCCCCTCGCACCCCTCGCTTTATCAGGATTATCCTTTAATGATATTGCGTGTACAGAAGACATTAGTCCTTTACGTACACCATACTCATCAGTAAATCCTAACTGTACAACCATCTCACGCTTACCATCAATTAATCTGGTTTTAGCTAACGGAGTAGTTTCTGCAATATGATCTAGTACCTCTAATATTTTACCAAACAAACCTTTATCTCCTTGAAGATAAGATTTCTCATTTGCTAAGTGAAAATTAACGTTACCTGCTCCTGGATATACAAACATGTTTCTAGGAGACATTGCAGCGTTCTTAAATGACATACCTACACCCCTTGACTTTAAGTTCTTAGCATGTTTACCATTACATCTACATTGGTCTAAGTAATGGAAGAATAGATAATCACCTAACCATGGTTTAGGGAATCGTTTAACACGGTCTCCAGACTTAGCACCTTCTTTAGTTTGTACTAACCAGATTGGACTATAGTTCCAATAGAAATATAAATATCCAGGTATCCATTCACCATCTGATTCACGAATCATTCCGTACTTCCACTTATGTAATTCATCTTTCCAGAATTGAGCAAAAGCAGATTTAGGATTAGGATTAACAGTTAAGTTAGTATATCTACCATGTTTCTCATAAAACATTGCTCGTTCTCTAAAGAAATCCATATCCTCAAGAATATGAGGATTTGTTATATCGACATCAATTCTACCATCATTGTAGAATTCGTTTTCCTTAGGTCTATCTTTAGCAAATCCTCGTATGTCTTCGGGTTGAATTAATCGTTTAATAAACTCAACATGTGTTATATAATCAAGTAGGTCTAACCATACTTCTTTTGGTAGCGAATCTTTTAATTCTTGTGTAAATGGTGTTTGGAATTTATTGAATTTATAATATTCTAATTCTTCCATTCTGACTGGTGGATTACGATTACATTTGTTGATAAAATAATTTTAGCTACAGATACTGCATTTTCTAATGCACATCTAGTAACTTTAAGTGGGTCTACGATATTATCATTGAACATGTTTCTACTTAAATCAAAAGTATATATTTCAACACCATCTTCTATCACTAGATTATTTTCTTTAAAAATAGTACAATATGGTTTCTGTAAACTATCTAAAATTGTTTCTTCAATTGCAGTAGAACTAACGGTCCTAAATGGGATAGTAGCTTTAATTAAAGCGTAACCTCCACCTTCAACAATACCTTCTTCTAATGCACATTGTGTAGCTTTGATAGCATCATCGTATCTATCAAATCTTTCTTTCATTTCTAATTCAGATTTACCACCAACTTTAATGATTGCTATTTTACCTGTTAGGTTTTCAATACGTTGTTGTAGTAATTCTTTATCATATTCTTCTAGTTCAGGAGAAGTAAGTAACTCTTTAAAATTCTCTATAATCTCATCTACATTAACATCAGGATGACGTAATAATACAGACACTGATTTAGAGACCTTACAAGACTTTAATTTACCTGTGACAGATAAAGTATAGTTTTTAGATAGATCGTTGATTACAGTGGATCCTGTGAAGTCAGAGATATCTCTTAATAAGTCTTTACGATGTGTAGAAAATCCTGGTGATTTAATTACTGCTAATTTAATAGCTCCTGACAGTACGTTTGTTTCTAATAAACGTAACACATTTTCATGCACATGTTCTGTAATAATAAGAAGTGATTCATTATTCTCAGCACATGATTTAAAGATATATTCAAATGATTTTAGATTGTCTAGTTTTCCATCTAATATTAGAACTCTAGGATCTTCTAGTTCACATTCACCTTTTTTAGGATTAGTAATAAAATGTTTGGAAATATAAGAAGTCTGTAGTGACATTCCGTCAATTAATTCCAACTTATCTTCTAGATTATTACTCTCTTCAACTTTAACTATATCAGCAAAATCAAAAGCCTGTTGAATAGTATTCCCAATTTGTACATCGTTATTAGCAGATATACTAGCAACGTGTTTAATGTCTTCACGTTTTAATGACTTAGAGTTATTTTTAAGTTCTAATAAAACCTTTGGTATAATCTCGTCAAAAGCTTTATTAATATCGTTTGATGGAAAGTCTTTTAAATTTTCAATAAAGGCTGTTGCCAATACTGTAGCGGTGGTAGTTCCATCACCTGCTTCCTCTACTGTTTTCTCTGCAGCTTGTTTTACAAGTTCAGCACCAATGTTCTCAACTACATCTTCGAAGTGAATAGTTTTAGCAACAGATACACCATCTTTAGTGATAATGTATTTACCAAACTCTTTATCACTAGGAATAATAACTGTTGAACCATTAGGTCCCATCGTGCTTCCGACAGCTTTACCTAGAGTAGATATACCTCGGTATAATCTTTCTCTAGCTTCTTTATCAAATACTATTTCTTTCATCTTTATATTTCTCCAAAACCTTCTTCAAAAACGTTTAAGGTTTTACTACCTTTAGTACGTCCTTCCATTTCTTGTTTCTCTTTTAAAATCTCTTTTTCAGCAGCTTTTAAGTTCTGCATAATCTTAGGTAATTTTTCTTGTGCAGCAACAATCATTGGTAATGTTGTAACTGTACCACCTTTATCTGTACGTTCTCTTAATAGTACATCTGTCATTCTTAGATATTCACCTACGTCATTTGCGGACTTTAATGCATCTTTATATAGTTTCTCTAGAACTGTCTCTGAACGTCTAGTATAAAAATCTATGGCATCCTGTATACGTTGATCTATCTTCCAATCATAAGGTAAGTCAATGTCTCTAATGATCTCTTGTTTACGCTCCTCATCTTCTGCAATAATTAAATAATCTGATTTAATATCACAATAATAATAGACAAATAACATTTCTTTTAAAGCTGTAGCCTTATCTCTACTTTTATCTTTCTTTAAGATTGCTTTAAATGGAAGAAGTCCCCAACATTCTTCGCGAACATTGAGAACCCCATCTTTAAATTCAAATAATCTCATTATTTCTTTCTAGTTCTAGTTTTCTTAACAGGAGTTTCTTCAACTTGTTTTTCAGAATCTAAACCGTTTCTAAGATTTTCAGTTGCTGTTCGATATGCTTGAAGTTCTGTATCATATTTATGTTCTAATTCTCTATATCTTTCAATATAGTTATTTAAATTTGTATACAAACCATTAATTTCTGTTTCTGAACGATTTAGTTTATCTTCTAATTCTAGCTTTTCAGTAACAACATCTTCTTTAAGAACTTTCTGATACCAACCATACAATAGGGGTAGTATAATACCATTAATTAATCCTACCTGTTCTAAGGTAATCATATTAAAAATTACAGCTACTGCTGTTGAAAGGATAACTGCTGACCCTATGTAAAAAATTGTGTTCTTCATATTATTGTTTATATTTAGCTTTAATCATTCTATCTTCTACTATTGCAAATGTATATGTTTCAAATGTAATAGGGTCTAACTTAATTCTCTGAATGTATTCATGTGAGTTCTCGGGATTAATTTCCTTAATCATCATCTTTTCTAAGTCTAGAATTACTCTTTGACCTACTTCAACATCTTTAACCATACTACCTTTAGCAAGGATATATTGTGTTTCAGACATTACATTATCAGATAAAATTAAATTGTTATCTGGGTTTTCTCTATTTAAAGTAATGATTACTTTATTAAACATTGGTTCCTTATCTAGTAATGGAATAACTAATTCTACTTCTTCTCTATTCAGATTATTCTCTGTCATCTTCTTTTAATTTAAATGTATTTTTATTAATATACAACTTCCCTATATATTTAAAATAGAAAGTTGTTTTCATTTCTTCTAACTCTTCTCTGGTTAGACCAGTTAATTCTAATTCTCTTATTTTCTCTTGTGCAAACTTAAATTGAGATTCTATAATCTCTCTTATTTCAACATCTCTTAAATTGTATTTTAATCCTAAACTATGAATTAATTGATTTACTTTCTCTTCGTGGATTTTCTTCATATATAAGTCTAAAATTAAATATTAATTTAAACTGTTTTGTCTTCTTATCAATATCAGGAACATAGTTTTTATTAATCTGATTATCCATAATCACTTTAGACTTTCTTAATGACGATAATAAATTCTCAATAGAACCTATCTGAATACCCATCTCGTCAGATATAAGTACCTTCGTATCATAATCAAATACCTCCTTCCATAATATCTTATTATTTGTAATCTCTTTACTTAATTCATAGTGACGATATAATAGCAAAGATAATAAGACTTGTTGTTGTTTATTAAGTTTATGTAGAGGTCTTGTGAACTCTATCCACTTAAAGAAGAAGTCTTTAATTCTAATATTAATATTTGCTATCTTTTCATCTTTATTCATTTTCTAAATAGTTAATAATGTCTGTTAATATTAGATTTCTATGATTAGCTGTTAATGTTTTAAATCCTACTAATCCTGAATCCTGTAATTTAAGAATTCTGTGTAAACAACTATTACCATTGATAGATTTGTCTATTTGTTCTTTAGAACCACAGAAAATCATTTTACTACCTTTACCAAGTCTAGTAAGAATAGTTCTAAAATCGCTATAATCCATATCTTGAAATTCATCTACAATAACTACAGACTTAATGAATGTAACTCCTTTAGCAACTTCAATAGGCATAATCTTAATATCTCCTTCTTTCAACATCTTATCTGTTTGTTCTTTACCTTGACAAACCTCTAAGTTCTGTATAATAGGAAAGGTATAAGGAGCCATCTTTTCTTCCAGTGTTCCAGGAAGAGCAGCTAAGTTATTCTTTAACATAGGACGTGTAATCCATATATTATCAATACTAAACTCTTTACTTCTCTTTCTATACGCTTTTAATGCAGTATGTACTGCAGCTAATGATTTACCTGAACCAAAGTCTCCTAATAAGAAGTTTACATCGTACTGATAAAATAAAGCTACAAACTCTTTTTGTTCTTCGTTTAATTCAACTTTCAATTTAGGTTCTGTTTTCAGTTCCTGTTTCTCACTATTTAGAGTCTTTGCCATTGATAAATTTATTATATTCGTAAATATTTTCAAATTCTTGCAATTCATTTTTAGATCCACATCTAAAACACACATCGTTATCTACATCATCTGTGATAATATGTAAGCTTTTACAGTATTTACATGCTACAACTGGTTCACTGTCATAGTCTTTTTTATCTTCTTTCATAATCTTAATTCTATTTTCTAAATCAGTTACCCACTCAGTATCATATACTGGAAATGGAGCCATACTATTGTAATAGTTAACGTGGACCAGTAATTTCTCTAGATGTTTGAGTGTTATATTCCTTTTCATTATTAATCGTTATTTCAATTTTCCATCTATCCTCTATTTGATTTAAATCTAATTTGTATCTACAACTAGAGTGTCTTTGTTTAAATCTCTCTATTCGCTCCTCAAATTCTATAATATAATCTAATGAGTCATTCAGTGATTCTTTATATACCGTGTATGTTTTATTTAACATCATTAGTTTCTTTAAAGTTACACCAATCTTCCTCATTCATTAAATCAGGAAACTTATCAGGATTACATGATTGACTAACATACAGCTTACCAGGTACTGAACAACCACATTTCTCACATGCACCAGCTATTAAACAACCTTTACATAACAGCATTCTATAAGCAATCTGTTCTTGTATATGTTCACCAACTAAACCTACATTATCTAACATCATTCTAGAATTACCTTCTAGATATTGTCTAATATTCTTAAGTGTTATCTTCCCCATCTTCTTTATGTAGTTTAGCAAGTACTAAAAACATTTCCATATTATCTAAATCTCTACCATAAATAGGTTGAGTATATTCATTTAGATTCTCTTCTGTAAATTCTATATCAGGATAACTTAATCTTAGTTCCTGAGAGAGACTTTCCATCTCTCCCATTATACTATAAAACCCTTTAATATGTTTCTTTATCTTCTTATCTTCTTGGAGTTTCATTTGTCTAACTCCTTGCTTCATAAAGTTACTCATTATTTACCGTGTGTCATTAAATAGTTATATTCATCTCTTGTTAATATAACACAATCTAGTTCTAATTCAATGTCCATTAAATCATCTTTAGGATAATGTTTTGTATGCTTAACATATTCTGTGTGATTTCTAATTGCATCAAATAACATTGTATTCTTCTCAAACATTAGATTAGATTCATTTAATCCATCGTTATATAAGTTCTGAGTAATTGTTTTCTTAATATATAAATTGTCCATCTTCTTAATCATTCATTTTGTAATTTAAACGTTGTTCACCTACTATTTTATTTCCTTCTCTATTAAACATTAACTTCTCTTTAATGTAACCAGTCTTGTTTCTAACAAAGATTTGAGCAACTAATACATTACCTTCATCAAGGTAAAGACCTACATTAACATCGTTTAATCTATCACCCATATACTTCTTTGAGAAGTAATTGTATCTTAAGAATACATCTGCTTGATTTACTGTAAGGTCTTCTTTAATCTCATTGAACTTTTGCTCAACATCTAGAAATAATTTATTTTGATTCATTATATTGTCTGATTTGTTCTAAGGTTATTTTAATTTGTTCTTGAAGGTCTTTCTTCATATAAGCTTCTAATTCTTCTTTAGAAATATTCCATTCTTCATTAAAAAATATTTGTTCTTCCATTATAGTGTTTCATTATATCTATTAACTAGATATTGTGTGAATGCTCCATTATCAAAGTTCTTACTCATATCTAGATAAATTCTAATATCAATTGAACTACCATCTGGTAAAGTAACTCTACACTTCTCAAACTTACATGTAGCTACCCAGTCTTCAAATCCTACTGGTTGCTGGTCTGTATAAACTACATTTATCTCAAAACAACATTCTGTATCTAATCCTATTTTCATATCTCATTATTTATAGTACAAAGATAAGGAATGTTTTTGACATATGCAAGTAAAAAGTGAATTATTTTTAAATTATTTTTTCTTATCCATATTTAACGATTCCACACCCCATTGTTGGTCTTGAATTAATCTGAAAGTACGTGCAATAGCAAAACTTGTTATCTTAAAGTATTCAAATTTCAATCCATAATCTAAAGAGTTTAATTTATTCAAAACTGTTCCTTCTATATCAGAAGGATTTATTTCATTAGAATTTTTAGTGAAAATAAATGAAGCTACTTCACTTGAAGCAATATTACTAATTGTTGTTTCAGGATGATATAGTGTGTCATATAATTTTTGAATATCTACAATAGAATAACCAATAGCTGAAGAAATAGTAATAGTTTTACTGTCTTTAGTGGTCACTGTTTGTGTAGGTGTGTCACCAATTCTCAATCTTGATTCTTGAATATAAACACTGTCAAAATATGGTATTTTAAAATAAATACCTTTTTCTAATAGTTTTGTCTTATTGCCATTTCTAACTCTTATTCCTTGTTGCCAAGGTTGAATTATCACCCAAATTTTAAATACATCAAAAATGTATTCGAAGAACTCTTTTATTTGTAACATTATTTCTTACCTACTTTAAGTCTACCAAAATCCTTTCTATAAATAACTACATCGTCTCCTGCAAAATACTGTTTAATTTCTTTAGATGTTAACCCAAGTTTCTTAAATTTAGTAGCAAGTCTCTCATTAATTTCTTTTAGTTGTTTATACTCTTCCTCTTTATTGAAAGGTGTCTTTCTAAATTTACCACCAAACTCCATATCACCCATATGAAATAGAATCCATAATAAATCATCTGTTACATATACTGGTGCAGTACAATCTGTTAATAAGAAAGTACCTGCGGAAGCAATACCGCCAACTAAATGTACATTACAATCTGGATGACCGTTGATGAAATGAATAAGTGCATTCATAGAAACCATACATCCACCTGGTGTTGTTATAAATAAATCTACTGAAGGTACTCCTACAAGTACATCTATTAACTCTTGCACTGTCTCTGGTGTAATCTCGTCATTAAAGATACGGACATATCTTACGAACTCTGCTTCTTGTTCAAACATATTATTAGTTTTAAATTTGTAGTACAAAGATAATGAATTAATTTCACATATCCAAATTTATTTGCAATTATTTTCAACTTATTTCACAATTAGACATAAAAAAACCCGCTACAATTAAGTAGCAGGTTCAAAATCCTTATTATATTTGAGTATTCGTTTCAATAACTTATCTGGTTCTAATATTTTTAGAAGTTGAGTCTTATTCAGACCATACACGTCTGTGTAATCATGCAATTCTATATAACCCATCTTAAACTGCATTCTATATTCCAATACTTTTATCAGTTCTTTAATCTTATTTTCGTAATTGTTACGAGGACTGTTTCTTTTTGCCATGACTTCAATTTAAATTAGATATAAAAATCCCCTAAGCCGACGTTTAAGTCAGTTAACGAGATATCACTATTCGCTTCAACTTATAAACCTTATATGATTGCCGTACGTATGCTTAATAGCTTCACCCTCATGATACCCCAATGTTATATCACCCAATCAATTTCAATTCCATCTCTCGATGTTTAAAGTCCTTTTCACAACTACCGGAGAAACCTCATCCACTATGTCGTATATTATTCCAATACTGCAGATTACTACCCGATGTCTTTAGGTCTAATACTTTCGCCTCAACCTCGATACTCTTTTGGAGTGTTGTTCACATTAATTACTGCAAATATACAAAATAAGTTTGACAATTCCTAATTTTTTTGCAACTATTTTATATGAAAAACTCATTATTTTTGTGAGTACCTGTATTTACTGGGATTTTAACCTTAAAAATATTTTTTTGGTAATTTTACAAATGATTTTCATTAACGTATGTGTAGACTAATTAGAATCATCACCCCACCTTCATCGAACTTTGGGGATATACCCCGTAGTAAATTAGAAGTTTCAGTCCACTTAGGTCGAACTTCGGGGAAATAGTTTCCTTTTATGTTTAACCAGAGCTACTGATGTCATGTATCGACCTTAGCTCACAATACTCACACACTATGAATAAATTACACCTTACCACAGCACCAAGACTTGCAATGAATCGTAATGCAGCAGGTGAATTAGTTCCTTCCATTGACACTGTTAGTGGATTACAGGACATCAATGTTGCAGGATACTTAGTGTCTATCAAGCCTTCACCTATCGAGTACACACGTGCTGATGGTACTACAGGTACAGCCTACCAAGGTGTGTCCTTAGTAGCTAACGACAAAGGCGTTGAGACTACTGTAACAGTGTTAATCAATGGTTCTGCTATTGAGAACGTTGAAGCAGGACAGACTTATTGGTTGACAGAACGTGTATCTAAAGACGGTCAGTACACTAACTACACACAAGGTGACTTGTTAGTAATGACTGCTGTTGACGCATCTGTTGCTACTAACAGACGTGCTGCATTACTTGCTAAAGCTGCTGAGGCTACTGCACCAGCTGTTGCTATTGCACAGTAGTGATTTAACACCTAGAATAATAGGGACGACTTAACCGTTGTCCTTATTATTTTACCTATTAATTAGAGGCATCACTCAACAATTTCTTTCGTGGTAGAATTTTTAACACTCAATCATTATATGTTGCATAAATCTTTTACACCTATATATATTATGTGTGATGAGAGATGAGGTTGTGTGCTGTTTATCAATTCCCTAATCTCAACATATTCCCATATACTCATTAATTTGAGTCTCAACTATATCAAATATAGCCTTTATACATCATTTTACAATCACTAGTATAATCACATTTTACTACATATGTCGTGTTCAATCGGAACATTATGGTGTATAAATTGCTATTATCTTTACAATTCTAACTACAAATTACTAACTAAAACTACAATATTATGATTAAATTAGCATACATTGTTGTACTTATGAATATCTTAATTGCAATTATACACAACAACGTTCATTCAATGATGGGTTGGATGTGCTGTATAATTTACATTAGAGCATATGAACAACAATATTAAAACTGACTCCTAGCCTAAGGGTGGACATAGAAGGCATATTATTTACAATATAACCTATTATATATTGTATCTTACATAAACTCTGTTTAGTAATTTATAGAGGAAAACTGGGATAGGCAGGAATAATTACACAATCTTTTTAATAAGACTACAATGTAATGTTGTAGTCTTATTTTATTATTAACCATTAATCTTATATAACCATGGAACATTATTATATTGTTAAAGACTCACAACACAATGTTATTGTGCAGTCATCAATGCATGAACTAACTATAGGTGGATTATATCACACAGATAATGGTTCAATGATACCACTTCAACTAATTTGTTTAAACTAACTAAATATACATTATATATTATACTTATAAATTATATCAAAAGAATGCTGTCATTGTATAGCATTCTTTTTAATGCATCATTTCACATTCCCAAGGTGTGACTATTATAAGTTACTGTCCAGTCAGTATTTACAGAGTAAGAACTGCTTATAATAGAATGCAGAGGGTTTACATTTTAATAACCAGAGATGATAGAAGGTGTGCTGGCTCACCGTGAACATTACACAAAAATAACTTTATAATGAAATCCCATATTACCTTTGGATGTAGTTTGTACTACTAGTTATACACAACAAAAATGTCAAGTTATCTCTAACCTCACTTAAATGTGCAATAGAGTTTTTATAGACATTTACTTTTTAACCAACAAATAAAAATAATTATGAACACAAAAACATTTTATGGACTATGTGCAGTTATCTCATCATTTGTATTATTTTGTGTAGCATTCACAATATATACAATATGTACTGCACCTTCAAATGATAATTTAAATGTATCGTTACCTGAAGAAATTAAAGTAGCTGAACAAAATGATAAGCTAATAGTATTAAGTGTATCAGATTCTATATATTTAGGATATGATAACAAAACAGAATATGATTTAGAATTAATTAACAATGATTCTATTCGTGTATACTCCGTTGTAAGTGATACAACATATTATTGTCATCCAAATGACCTATTACAGGTATTAGTAGATGATAATCAATAAATAATAAAGTTATGAGCCCTTTGTGGTACTGTGTAATTCATATCTAATGTCATGACAGTGTAGACATTTATTTAATAATATAAAATACCACATTTATATGATTATTATCTTAGGTATAATATTACTATGGGTAGTAATAATACCAATATATATTGTATTTAACTTAATTAGACAATCAATTATTAATTGGAACAAATAACAAAACTAAAAACATTATGAAAAAACTATTATCAATTGCATTAATTGTTATCAGTATGGTAACATATGCTCAGACAGAAAAAGAAAGCTATTTCTCATTATCATCTAAGTTTGATGTGAAGAATGCTATCGTTGGTAGCGAACCAACAAATAATAAATCAGCATTAGATTTGCATTTAAATGCTAATATGGTTAAAAACAATTTTGAATTATCTATGGGTTATGAAACATTTCATACAATTGGATTTGAGAAATATTCTGTAGATTTTGGATGGCACTTTCCAAGATATATACCAATCTTTAATAAAGAGATTGATATTACTATTGTACCATCTATAGGATTTAGTATGATTAATCGATATGATTTAGGTATTAAATCTATTACAGGTGAAACATTAAATAGAATGGGATTTGTAGCAATACAAGGAAATCTTTCTTTTAGAGTTCCATTAACAGATACTATATTATTAGATTATACCATTGAAGCACAAGGAAGACCTGATAGAGAATTTCTATATCCTGAAACTACAAAATCTTCAGTTATATTTAGTAATTTAGTAGGAATACATTATAAATTTTAATATGTTTGTAATACATAATGGTCGTTGGGTGAATAATAGTAGCCCAACAACACCATTAACTGCGATGGAACAACATGCAGTAGCTAGACATATTAAAACTACAATGTCATCACTATTTGGTACATTTGAAGCTACACCAAATAAGATTAATGCTATTAATCAAATTGTACAATCAGACGAAACTAAATCATTATTAATTAACAGAATTTTAAACTCTACACCTAAAAAGCTAAAAGAAATTAAATTGTTTTTAGGTGTTAAATAATAATATTATGAAAAATATAATTGTAATTGTTAAAAAACAAAAAGAATTAGATATTCCTTCTAAAGGTACATTGGGTGGTTCGGTTCCATTGTTACGAATAGGAAGAATAAATAATCCTAAAATAAAAAGTTAAACATTGAATTTGTAAATAAAAGGTAAAATTAAGACTGAAAGGTAGCCGAGGTTGTAATCTCCTCATCTAATTTACAAAAAGATACTAAGCCTGAATTGACAGGATGTTAGAGATATTGGGGCAGCACCAATACTTGTTAGACTAACAGTAAAGTCGCTAACGGAGTAATCCTAATATTTTCAATGTTTTTAAAACAGTTTTAATACTTTCTGTAAAAAAGTATTATTTTTAACTAATTAATCTATAATTATGAGTAATTTACAAAGATTAACAAATAATGCTTTTGGTATAAGAAAGTATTTAGCTAAAAAAGGTTTTGATGTTGGAGGTAAAGGTAGAAAACCAAATGAAATATTAATTAAATTCTTAAAAGAACATAATTTAAAATATGAAAAATGGAATTCTAGATATAAAGGTTTCTTTACTGCAGAATTATCAAATGCAATAACAGTTTCGGATAATTGGGAACTATTTAAAATTTGGATTAATAATCAAACAAAATAATAATTTGGGCTCGACTGGTTTTGACCTGATACGTGGAAAATATAATTCAGCACTGAGAGATAACAGTATAAAACTAAGGTGAATTTTATTAAATGGCAAAAATCAAGTTTCAGCTAATATGGCTAAAGTTATGACATTAATTAACTCTGACATCATCGCGAATGAGCCAGAAATGTTAATGGCTGCCTAGTTGCCTTTCTTGCATGGTATAATGCAAGTGGTGGAGAATTAAGTCAAACACCAATTGAATTTAATTCCTTAAAAGCTGTATAAAATTATATTAAAAGTTTATTGGGATACGGCGGTTCGACTCCGCCCGAGTCCACTTGTCAATCGTGTAAAGTTGATTGTAAGTCGTTGAGGGTACGACTATAAATAATAACCCTCATTTTACTAACTAAACTAAATTAATTAAATATTATGGAAAACTCAACAGTATTACAACAGGCAGGTTATAAAGGTGTAAAGATTACATCTATAATTAATGCAATTAAATCTAAAGAAATCTATGACAATCTAAGATTAGTACAACAAGATGAATTTAGAAGAATTGAAAACAGATATAATAAACTTGGTTATTTAACACAACCATATTTTACATATCTTTGGTCACTATATTGGAACTTTGTATTAAATGATTTTAGATTTGAAGATAAAACTAAAACATGGTCTATTCCAAGTAAAATTAAAAACTTTAAAAGAGAACATATTGGTATGACAATATTAAAATCACTACAAAATGAATAAAGAAATTAACTTTAAATTCATATATATTATATTGTTGATAATTATATGTGGAATTATTTATGGTGATTATCTCATATATTTATGGAGTATTAAAAATAACAGAATGTCTGATTTTATATGTGGAAATTGTTTAGCAATATCTTTAATATTAGGATTTTTGTTAATTGCTACAGATATTCTTGATAATATTATTGAAAATACTTATAAATTTCTAACTAAAAAACGAACTATTAGATTTTAATTATGAAAAATACAACTATTAATAAATTAGGGTTAATGTTATTAGCCCTAATTGGTTTACTATTATCAATCTCGTGTAAAGAAAATATACCTCGAGATAAAACTATATGTATTCCGAGATTTAGTCTTGGTCAAACAGCTTATATGAAACCTGATTCATTAAAAGTTATCATTGATGACGTTAATGATAAAATGGATAAAGGTTATTCATATGGTGTTGTATGGTATACTAAAAACAGAGAACCTCAATATGATTCATATGTATATGAATACATGTTTTATTAAATTATAATATTATGAAATATACATTTATTGTTATATGGTTGTTAATACAATCTATAGCATGGTCAATTTACATTAGTGTAATGCATTCAGCTTATTTTATATGGAATTTTAAACGATTAAATCATAATTTTACATATAGAACATCAATATCAGACCATGAAATAAATCATGGATTTGGTGGTTTATCTACACATCCTTCATATTTTCATTATTTATGGAATATTAAAAAAGATACATTTAACTTTAAATTTAGAAAATATGAGAATTAAAGGTAAAACAATTATTCAGATAATAGCTTTTATACTTAGTATTATAGGTATTTGGTCTGCTATTAATATCTTTAATAATCCAAATGTGGCAGAAGGATTAAAAGTATTAGGTGCTTTTATTGTTGCATTTTCTGCAGTATGTCTTATTGGACTAATAATAGTATTTATTAGTAATATTTGGGATGAGACTTATTATATTAATCTTAAATTTAGGAAATAATGAAAATAACTATTGGAGATATTGTAACATATCTCATAATTTCAGCATGGATTGGTATTACGGGATATGGTGGTTATCTTTTAATTATAAGTAAAACTAAACTTACTGATTTTGAATCGTTTTGTGTTGCTGCTATATGTTTCACAGGATTTTTAGCAGTTATATTTGTAGTAGTAATCATTCACCAAAATTGGGATAAAAAATTAACAATTAACTTTAAATTACGTAAATAAAAATGAAAAACATTTTTACAATTGTAGCTGTAGCAAGCATGATGTTTGCCTCTACACAATCTTTTGCACAAACATCTAAGGATGTTACAGGAACTGTTAATAATACAGTAAATCAAGTTAGCGGTCAAGCTACAAATATTGTTGATAAAACATCAAACGGTATTGGTGTATTGCACGATGATGTTAAAGATCTTTTAGGTGTTGCTCATGAAGATCTAAAAGTAATTGCACCAAAGATTGAATCTGCTATCACAGAGATTGCTAAAGGTCTTAAAACAGGTGCAGCTAATGTTTGGGAGATATTAGTCAAACAACAATTAGTGTGGTCACTATGTTATCTATTAATATTTATATTAGCTATTGCATCATGGATTCATTTCTATTACAGATTTAATAAAGGTTCTCGTGAAGTAAACGAAGACGGTGAATGGCGTGCTGCGAATATTGCAATTGCAGCTATTACGTGTATATTATCAATTGCAATATCTATTGCTGCAGTACAAAATCTTGAACCAATGATGACAGGTTTCTTTAACCCAGAATTTGGTGCTATGCGTAACATTATTCAATTTGCTACACAGTTTAAATAATGAGTAATAAGCTTGAAAGAGAGTTAATCAAACTCCAACAGAAGGAAGAAAGTAATTCTGTTAAAATTGAAGATCAAGCTCAATTACTATTAGCTGCACCAAAAGAAGATATTGCGATTCTTGAACGTGTAAATATGGATTATCAAATTCATAAAAATCGTAACATTGTTGCAAAACGAGATAAAATTAACGCTTTTAAGACATTATTTAATAGTCAAGTATATACTGGTGCTCAATTAAGAGATATGTGTGATCATTATGATTTAAAATGCTTAAAAGTATCTGAATACAAAGGTAAATTAGATGCTCAACTTGCATCTAAATTAAAAGTTTTTGAAACGGAGAAAAATGTTACATTAAATTCTCGTAATCTATTCATACTCGCAGCAGCTGAATCATTTAATAAAAATAATGATAATTCAAATTTAAATTGTATTGTATTATACAGTGAACACGAAAAAGATTATAAAGGAAAATTAGAGGTTGAAGATGTGTTAACAGTAATACATTCTTGGGGTGATAATTTTAAATCTATACGTAAATATAGATTTTTAATGAATGCTGCAATATTAACAGCAATCTTATTCTTTGGAGTATCTCTTATTGGTCATTCAATGATAGCAACAACAATCTTTGCAGTAATATCTGCATTATGTGTCTTATTAGGATGTTTAACAGAAACAACAGAAAGTAAATTATGGAACGTTTTAGAAACAGAATAGCGCTCTTCGCAATTGCGTGGATTATATTACTACCAATTGCCGTTAAATGGTATGGTAATTTAGATTACAAAAGAGTATATACTGATGAATATAAAAATTATTTATCAGATACTGAAAAAATTCAAAGATTTGGACCTTCAAATATTGACAACTATAATGCATATTATAGTCAAACTAAAACAATTGAAGAAACTAGAACAAATATTCCATTTGTATGGAATTATAAAGTTTTAGAAAAAACTCCAATGAAAGTATTTACAGAATAAATAATGGTAGGTGTATATTGTAATGGTAGCATGTGGTGGTCACGTCACTTCGGTACAGGTTCGATTCCTGTTATACCTTCAAATCATTTTTCATAATAGTGATTTTTAGTTAGTTAGTAGAAAGTGGGTGAAGATAGTAGCCCACTTTTTTTTTTAAAATCAATTATGAATATAAAATTAGTAAATAATAAATTAAAATAATTATTATGACAAAAGAAGAATTATTAGTTAAGGCTAAAAAAGATTATCCTATTGGTACAGCATTTAAATCTGTATATGGTTATCCTGGAATAGTAACAAGTGAACCTATTCTTGTAGCAGCTCAAGATCATATTTATGTAGAATGTAGAGATGGTGTAAAAAGACTTATTTATCAAAATGGTGATTGGGCTATAATAAATCCAGGACCTAGACGTTCTGCAATGTTAAATATAAATACAGAATCACAACGATTTGTGCTACCTGAGAAATGGTGTGTTAAAGGTTTAGATAATATTGAAATTGTAAATTATTTTAAACAAAATAGTAAAAATAATTTTATATATTCACAAAATCAACAATATTTTCATTCTGAAAATTTAATAAGAGGAGCGATGTGGATTCTTTCAGTAAGACCTCATCATTCACATACTGAAATAACATTTGCAGAATTTAAAAAACATGTACTAAAAATAAAAGATAAACCTATTATGGAAACAAAAGTTAAAGTATTAAAACATGAGATTACTGAAGTTCAAAATGAAGATGGTAGTATTCTTAGATTAGGTGATGAAGTTATTCATAATAATCTAAAACAAGCTCGTAAACATTTTATAGAACCTTCTAAGATTACGTCATTTATGAAAGATGATGATAAAATCTTAGCTACTACTACTTATCGTGATGGTAAATTAGGTATTAATATTAATAAATTAGAACTTCATATTGATTCGTTCGTATTACCTATCAACTGGTATGTAAAAATTACTGCAGAAAATAGACAGATTGTTAGAGTTTGGTTTGAAGATGTTAAAAATTACGGTCGTCAGTATGTGTTTAGTAATGGTGCCTATTATGGTGAAAAAGTTCTTACTAATAATTTAAAAGCAGGTCAAGCCAATGATAATATCTCTAATATGCTAGGTGACTTAATTACATTTGAAGAATTTCAAAAATACGTTTTAAATCAATAAATTATGAAAAGTTATTGGAATTTAGTATGTGTTACATACTTTCAAATTGGTGTAAACATTATTGGTTTACCTGAAATTATTACCCACAATCAGTATGAACCTGATAAGCAATATCAAAACGAATCTGCTTATCATAATTAAATAAATTATGAAACAATATGAAAAACACTATCTTGACATTCTTGATGAAGATGGTTGGATGGATTGCAGTGGAACTGCATCTTAATTAAATTAAAACTATGTACAAACAACTCTCACAAATACGTGAAACAGGACAAGGTTCTGTAACGTATAATTTTGCAGATGGGACTAAACAAGTCGCCACAATTAACTCACAAGTCTTTTACGATGAAAAAGGTCGTAAAAAGGATTTGAATGTAGTAGTAAGTATCTTTCAATCTACGGCTCATGATTTGAAAGCTATCTCATTTGAATTTTAATTAATTAACAATATAGAGTATAATTGAAATATATTATACTCTATTTAAAATTATTATTATGGAACCAAGAGATTTTGAAAATGGTGGATATTATACACACCAAAACGGAGCAATTCTTAAATATAATGGTGATTTAAGAAACTTACATTATATTAGATCTACACAAACTGCCTTTTTACTAAATGCAAATGGTGGTTGGACAGGTAATGGATTTAGAAAATCTACACCTGAAGAAACACATTGGTTAAATGTATGTATTCAAAAACGTAGGTTTATTAATAAAGATATTGCGTTGAGAGCATTTAACCCTAAACATCCATCTAGATTTCTTAATGGACTTGATTCTGTCTTAAGTTCAGAAGGTGAAATGTTTCATATTGGTGATACTATTCCATATAATAAAATATGTGAATTTGAATTAAGAAATAATGTTTTGAGAATTTGGCATTGTGACCCATCTTTTAGTACACCAATGAAAGAAGGTCCTTCTAAACAGCCAGGAAATTGTTTTTGGATTGAAAATATTAACAGTATTAAAAAATTCAAACAACCATTATTCACAACTGAAGACGGTGTAGATATTTTTGAAGGTGATACTGTTCATATGGTCGATAGATTTGACTATTCAATAACAGATGGAATTGTAAATAATAAAGATTTTGGTTGTAATAAAACAAGATTTTCATCAAAAGAAAATGCTGAAGATTATGTTGTTTTAAATAAACCTTGTTTAACTTACGGTGATATTCAAGAATTTTTAAAAGTTGAGAATTGTGAGAAAGTATATGACTTAGCTGCTGCTAAAATAAAAACACAAGGATAATGAAAATATATTTAAAATTAGACAAAAAACCTAAAACAGTAAGAGAATTACTTAAGATTTTATTTAGTAGTTATTTTAGTACACAACAAACTCATAATGTTGCTACTTATTTTGATGAACAATGTACTAAAACACAATGTACTAGTAACAGATTGAGGAGTTTTGATGACATTTTTGATATTGTACACACATATTTTCCAACAGTATCAGATAAAACTATTTTTAAATATTTGTTAACATTAGATGTCAAATCTAAAGTTGGTACAACTAGTAATTTACATATTGGTTCTTGCGGAGGTATTAAACGTATAAGAGTTTTATATTATACAGGTACAAGTGATAATTGTACAAGTTTAGATAGAATTTTAAATCAAACTAAATATGATTCTAAATATTCTATGAGAGAACTATTCAATATGATTAATATTAAAACTCAAGAAGAATTTACAGCGTTAATTAGTGTTAAAAAATAATGCATTGGTATCTATTTATGTTAAACTTTAAATTTCAAAATAAGAAAACTGTTACAAATTAAACTATGACTCAGTTTAATTTAAAAAGTAATAGTATGAATGAAGAAAAGTAAAGTATTATATGATATTGAAGTATTTAAGAACTTCTTTTGTGTAGGTCTAAAAGATTATGTTACTAAAAAGATTACCTTCTATGAAATATCTGAAGAAAGAAATGATTTAGATTTAATCTATAAATGGTTTAAAACCTATGACGGATTTCTAATATCATTTAATGGAGTTTGGTACGACAATATGATTATTAAGTATTTACTAGAGAACTATAGTAAATATCAACATCTTGATTGGATTAATATTACATTAGATTTAAAATATTTCTCAGATAAAGTAATTAATGATGAATTTGATGACCAAGATATTAAACGTATTAAATGGACTAAAACAAATTGGATCGATATAGATTTATTCTGCTATTGGTCTAAGATGTTACGTATGTCTAAAAAGATTAGCTTAAAATCATTAGGAATTCAATTAGCATACCCTGTAGTTCAAGAACTTCCTTACAAACCTGATACAGTGTTGACTAAAGAAGATTTACCTAAGCTTCGGTATTATAACTATACCCACGATTTAGGTATTCTTGAATTACTATTGGATAACATGGAAGGTGATGTTAAATTACGTGCAAATATTAATCAACAATATAATCTTGATTGCTGGTCATGGGATGCACCTAAAATAGCATCAGAATCTCTTTTAAGCGACTATTGCAGTAAGACACGTAAAAAGACCTTTGAAGTTCGTAAAGAACGATTTGAGAAGCCTTTTATACCTTTAGTAGATTGTCTTAAAGGATTTGACCCAGGATTTAAATTACCTATCTTTCAAAAGTTATGGGTTGACATCTTAAATTCTAATAATAGTTTTAGTAAAGAGATTCTTGTTACACACGGAAATACTAATATAAGATTGACATATGGAATTGGTGGATTACATTCTATTAATGAGAATGAAGTCTATGAAACTACAGAAGATGAACAAGTCGTCACATCTGATGTAGCTTCACTATATCCTAATCTTATTATTAACTATTTATGTATTAGATTTCCAGAGGTATTAGAACGCTACAAAGAGGTTAAATTTGAAAGACTTGAAGCTAAAAAGAATAAGGATAAAGCTAAAGACACATTTCTTAAACTTATTCTTAACAGTACTTCAGGTTTATTAGACAATAGTCATTCGTGGTTGTATTATCCTGAAGGTGCAATGAGATTAAGATTGATTGGTCAACTAATATTGACTAAATGTATCGAACAATGTGTAATTAACAATTGGAAAGTTGTCTCAGCTAATACAGATGGTATTGAAGTTATTGTTCCAAAACACATGTTGCGACAATATCAAGATATATTAGATATGACTTGTAGAAAATTTGGTTTAGATTTAGAACATGAGTTTTATAGTAAAATTATTTATAAAAATGTAAATAATTATACAGCTATTACTAATGATGGTAAATTGAAACAAAAAGGTTTATTTATACATAATCCAATATTAGGTAATTCAACAGATGAATTAGTGATTGCTAAAGCTTTAGAAGCTTACTACACTAAAGACATTCAACCTAGAGAATTTATATCTAATCCTGATAAGTATAATCTACATATCTTTGACTTTTGTAAATCAAATAAGATTGGTAAAGATTTTAAAGTAATCTGGAATAATCAGGAACAACAACAGCTTAATCGCTACTACTTTAGTAAAAATGCTCCATTTCTCTTTAAACAGAAGCATGGTACAGGAACTTTACAACATGTTAACGTAGGTCAAGGAGTGCAACTATATAATGAACACAAAGACTTTTCTTGGGATAAACGAGAGATTAATTATGCTTATTATATTAGTGCTATACAAAAGATTATTGACGAAATTGCAAATTATAATCAACTAACTTTATTTTAAAATGGAGAGAAATAATTCTGAGATTAGTGTTTATATTGATTTAATAATGGATTATTATAATATATCTAATCCGATTAAAATTGCTGAATTGATTGAAGAAGAATTTGATATTTTTATATCGATTCACCAAATATCTGATTATTTAGATATTAATAAAAAAGAAGATTATGAGAAGGAATCTTTAAAAATGTATAACCAATATTATTAAATAAATAAATTATGAATCCATTATTATATGTAGATTTTTATAAACCTCATCATCAGGATATGTACCCTGAAAATATGACAAAACTTTATTCTAATTTTACACCACGTAAAAGTAGATTAAAAGGAATTGACAATGTTGTTGTATTCGGTATTCAACATTTCGTATTAGAATATCTTATTAAAAAGTTTAATAATGATTTTTTTGGAAAACCTAAATTTAATACAAATCATTATGGTACTATTTTACCAGGAGTTATTGAAGAATATCGTCGTCATGTGTCAATTGATACAAAACGAATTGAAGCATTATGGGATTTAGGTTATTTACCTATTGAAATTAAAGCTTTAGATGAAGGTACTTTATGTCCTATTGGTGTACCAATGATGACTATTACAAATACTCATCCTGATTTTGCATGGTTAGTTAACTATTTAGAAACTTTAATTAGTTGTCAATTATGGCAACCAGTTACTTCAGCAACAATTGCTTATGAATATAAAAAGATTCTTAATAAATATGCTATTGAAACTACAGGTTCAACTGAAGGAGTACAATGGCAAGCTCATGATTTTTCAATGCGTGGTATGTCTTCTGTTGAGTCTGCCATTCTTTCTGGTATGGGTCATCTTACATCTTTTACAGGAACTGATGTTATACCTGCAATTTATGCACTTGAAACATCTTATCAAGCGACTGGATTAATTGGTGCTTCTGTACCTGCTACTGAGCATTCTGTTATGTGTATGGGTACTAAAGAAAGTGAAATTGAAACTTTTCAAAGACTTTTAAATACATATCCAACAGGAATTCTATCTGTAGTATCTGATACTTGGGATTTATGGAAAGTTTGTACAGAATATTTACCAGCTTTAAAAGATCAAATCTTAGCTAGAGATGGTAAATTAGTTATTCGTCCTGACTCAGGAGATCCAGTAGATATTATTTGTGGTAATGGTGGTTTCTATACAAATGAAATAGGTTTAAACTTTGATGTAAAATTCCAAGAACAATCTAATGAAAGTAAAGGAGTAATTGAATTACTTTGGAATGCTTTCGGAGGAACTGTTAATGAACAAGGTTATAAAGTATTAGATTCACATATTGGAGCTATTTATGGTGATAGTATTACTATGGACAGAGCTATTCAGATCTGTGAGAGACTTAAAGCTAAAGGTTTTGCAAGTACTAATATTGTATTAGGTATAGGAAGTTATACTTATCAATACAATACTCGTGATACATTTGGATTTGCAATGAAAGCAACGTACGGGGAAACATTAGAATTTGATAATGATTACAGTGTTAATGGAGATAGTATTTACAAGTCTGTAGGGAGAGAAATATTTAAAGATCCAATTACAGATGATGGCACTAAGAAATCTAAAAAAGGTTTATTATGTGTTGTCAACGATACATTAGTTGCGGGATTAAAAGAAGGGGAAATTGCGGTACTTGATCAGTGTAGTAGTTATCAAGAATCACTTGGTTTACTTACAACAGTATTTAAAGACGGTAAACTTATTAAAGAAACTACTTTGGATGAGATTAGAGAACGTTTAAATTCTACATTATAATGAAAGTATTAAATTTAACAAATAACGAAACCTCAGATATTAAATTTGAGGTTTCTAACTTTCCAGATGGTCAACAACAGGTTAAAATATTAGATTTTAATTATGTATTAAAAGGTAATTATTCACCAGAATATAAGATTGAATGTTCTAAAATATTTAATAATCCGATTCAAATTAAAGCAAGATTAAATAACTTTCAAGATTTAGAGTTACTTATTTGTGTAACTAAATCTTTAAGAGGATTAGGTGTTAAAGAAATTCATTTATATGCACCATATTTCTTAGGAAGTAGAAGTGATAGAAAATTTGAAACAGGTTCTAATAATTATCTTAAAGATGTTATATGTCCTATTATAAATTCTCTTAACTTTGAATCTGTAATAGTAATTGACCCTCATAGTGATGTACTTGAAGCTTGTTTAAACAACTTTAAAAAGTTTAGTAATTTAGATTTAGTAAAATGGATAATTAGTAATAATCCTCAAAATACTAAACCTTTATCTGATTTTATTCTAATATCACCTGATGCAGGTGCAAATAAGAAAATCTTTAAAGTTGCTGAACAAATTGGTTATACTGGAGATATTATTACTTGTAGTAAATCTAGAGATATTGATGGTAAATTAACTAAAACTGAAGTTCCTATTAAAGCTCCTCATTTTGGTAAAGATATGATTATTATAGATGATATTTGTGATGGAGGGGCTACTTTTCTAAATATAGCTAAAGAATTTCATAAAAAATATGAAGAAGCTTATGATTGGAAAGGAATTAAACCTAAAATCTATTTAATAGTAACTCATGGAATCTTTTCTAAAGGTTTTAAAGAACTCAATCAATATTTTGATGGTATATACTGTACTAACAGTTATAGTGATTTAAATAGTCCTGAAATGTCTTTAAAATATGATAACACATTATATAAAGTTAAACAATTAAATGTATTTTAAATGAAAAACAAAGTAGAATGCCCGTGTTGTTTAGGTACGGGTCAGCATATGGAGGCTAAGGAAACTAAAGGTTTTAAGTATGAAGACTGTACACTATGTAATAAGACAGGTGTTGTAGAACAACAAATTGCAGATGACTATGTCTTTGCAAATTCAGGTGAAGAGAATTTTGAATCAAACGAGGATTGGTAATGAAACATGAAGTAAGAGTTATTCCTAAAGAGGAAATTTTAGCTGACAGATGTAACCAATATCAATTTATTAACTTTTTTGAAGAAGAATAATAATGATAAACGCTTTTATATTAGATCTAAATCTTTTATCAGAGCACAATCTTTCAGTTGAAGAATTTATTACGTTATGTAAAGTGAATGATAGAAATCTTAACTATCATATAGAACTTAAACAAGATGTATTAAATTCATTAGAGACAAAACTATTCATTAAACAAATAATTGAAGAAAATGAAAAAATAATATTAGTTAGAGAGAAAGGTAAAATCTTAATTGATTTACTTTCTATTGAAGGAGTGGACTCTTTTAAAAACAAAAAAATTATTAAACGGTCATCTAGAGCAGTAAATAATGAAATCGAAGATTTTGTTGAAACTTATCGTAATCTATGGAAAGGTCTCAAACCTGGCGCTGCAGGTTCTAGTAAAACTTGTACTGAAAAGTTACAGCGATGGATGTTTGAAAATCCTACATATGATAAGAAAGACATATTGAGCGCAGCAAAACGATATATTAATTCGTTAGATAATTATAAATATTTACAATCTGCTGATTATTTTGTATTTAAAAAAGATGGAAAAGAAGAATCATCACGGTTATCTACATTTATTGACGATGTAGATGCAATGGAAGATGGTTGGACAAGTAATCTACAGTAAATATGGAAGAAGAAATATGGAAAGATGTTGTTGGATTTGAAAATCTTTATCAAATTAGTAATTTAGGACAAGTTAAAAGTTTAGAACGAACTATTAAAAATAGAAAAATTAAAAGTAAAATAATAAAAACATTTCTTATTAATAATAAGTATTTAAAATGTACTTTGCATAAAGAAAATAAATCTTTTAAATTTTTTATACATAGATTAGTTTGTTTACACTTTTTACCAATTATTGAAAATAAGAATCAAGTCAATCATATTGATAAAAATTCTTTAAATAATAATTTGAATAACTTAGAATGGGTATCTCGTATTGAAAACATGTGTCATGCATACAAAACAATAAAAACATCTTCAAAATATACAGGTGTTTATTGGAAGAATAGGGAACAAAAATGGTTTTCTGAAATAAGTATTAATAATAAAAATATTTATTTAGGTAGATTTGACAATGAAGAAGATGCATACCAAGCTCGAGTAAATTACGAAATTGAGAATAATATTAATAATAAATATTTATGGTAACATTTGAAGAGTTCGAGAAGACTGTATACTATACAGCAACGAAAATAGTAGTACCACTACTACATATAAGACTTGATAAAGTTGATTATATGAAAAATGGTAAATATTTACCTGATAAAGTAAAAGGTAAATTATTAGAGTTATATGAGACAAACTTTAAAAAATAAATAATATGAATGATACAATAACACATACTTCAACACAGGTGCCTGCAAGTACTAACTTCCAACATATTCATTTAAAAGATGAACAAAATATTAAGGTTGGTTCGTTTTACTATTACTCAAATGTAAATAATTGTAAACTTATTACAATTGATATGTTAGGTAATGTAATTCGTTCAAACAGAAATGCGTTAGCAGGATTTAAAGCATTTATGGACAGAAGTTCATATGTGATGTTTAACTGTAATTTATTGAATCTTAATGAAGTTCAGGAATTACAAAAATTGTTTAAAACAGCATATATTCAAAAAGTACCTCTTGGTTATGGTGCAGGATTCCAATATCATTGTGGATTCTTTACACCACAAGGTGCTAATAGTACATATGCTCGTCGTTTTGATAATCAAGCTAAAGAAGTAGGTACTATTGTTTCAGTTATAGAAAGACCTATTGTAAATAGAAATCTGTTATTAAAACTTACACCTGAACAATTGGTTAAATATCAAGGTTATAAATATCCAGGTAATGCTGCTAAATATCTAAATTCAATTTTAAAATAATATGGAGACTAAGCTTTATGTAAAACTAGAAGATGTTCCTAAAACTAAATTCCGTAAAGACTTTATTAAAAAGTTTTTAAAAGGAAAAGTTATTAATAGTTATTCAGATGCTGATTGTAATATCCTTCAATGTGAAGGTGGTAGATTCCGTAGTATTACAGAACTTCATCAAATGTGTCAAGCAAGATTTCCAAAAACTTCATTTGAAGCTATTGTGAGAATTGTTAAGGAACTTATTGATGAAGATGCTTGTGTGTCTATGGTATGGTGTACACAAATCAACAAAGTAGTTCTAAAATATTTTGATAGAGCTACTAAATCTTACATGACTAAAATGAGTCGTGAAAACTATTATAACTCTAAAGGAGTTGATGGATATTCTTTATCTGATTACGAACAAATTATTGACAAACTAAATAAATAAACTAAATAAATAAAAAATGAAAGAAGTTAAATGTACTAATACAGGTGGTTATAGATTAACAGAAAATAATCTATATAATGTTTTACGTGAAGAAGGTAATTTTTATATTCTGCGAAACGATGCAGGAAAAACTGTAAGATATTCTAATGAATTCTTTACAGAAGAAGTGGAAGAAGCTGTAGTTGCAGCAAGAACTGAAGAAGATGTTATTGCAAGTATTCGTGTTACGGACGGTGTAGTTGAGTTTACAGATTTCAACAACGAAACTAGACGTGTACCTAATACTTTTATTACCAATATAAGAGTAGATGCTTCATGTGGTATTAAAGATGTTGTAGGTGTAGATGAGTTTGGACAACAAATTGACACAATTGTTGATGAATTTGAAGACAATGATTATCTTGATTTAAGAAAAGCAATCTTCAAAAAAGGTATTCAAACTTATATTCAAAACTCACCAAGTAATGCCGCATTGTACTTATTAAGTACAGCAGTAGGTAATATTATTGATGAATATGAAGCAGTTTTAACAGAACTTGCAGATACTACATCAAGTAGACTGAGAAATCCTAACTCAGGAAATGATATTACTGCGTGGCTGATTGCTAGAGAATAATATTAATTTTAAAACTTGGAATGATAGAAAATGAAGGAGAACAAGGAAATAGTTTATTCCAAAGAGTTTATGACAACATTGAGAACCGTAGAGAACGTGTTCTAAGTGGTAAAATTAACTGTATACCATGGAATCTTCCTCGATTTGAGGAAGAATCTCCAGGTATCGAACAGGGTAAATATTATTTACCAACAGCCAATAGTAAAGTAGGTAAAACTCAAGTTACAGATTGGTTATTTGTCTACAATCCAATACAACAGATTATTGACAAAGGTCTGAATATAAGATTAAAGATATTTTACTTTTCATTAGAGATGTCAAAAGAGGAAAAGATGTTAGCTTGTTTTGCTAATATCTTGTACATTAAAGAGGGAATAAGAATCAGTCCCGTTGATTTAAAGTCGACCAAATCTTCTAAAGTACTTGATGAAAAGACTCTAGCTATAATCCAAAAATACAGACCTTACTTCGATAAGATTGAAGAGGTTGTAGAATTCATTGACGACATTCGTCATCCTTTCGGAATGTATGACTTAGTCCGAAGATACGCATTAGCAAATGGTAAAGTACACACTCGTCAAATTAATATAGACGGTGTTATTACAGAAGTAGAGGATTATTATGAACCAAATGACCCCGACGAGTATGTAATGGTAATTATTGACCATATTAGTTTAATTTCCACTGAAAAAAGAAAAGGTGTACAATTGAATTTACACGAGAGTATCTCAGTATTATCTTCAGATTATTTAATTAAATTGAGAAATCGATTTAAATATATTCCAGTTGTTATTCAACAACAAAGTGCCGCTCAAGAGTCAGTAGAGAATAAGAAAGCTAATCGTTTAAAACCTACAATGGACGGTTTGGCTGACAACAAGCTTACTGCAAGAGATGCAAATGTAATTATCGGACTATTTAGTCCGTTTAGACATGAAATTGAGAAATATCAAGGTTACGATATAACTTTCTTTCGTGACAATATTCGCTTTTTAGAAATTTTAGGAGGTCGTGAAGGTGGTGGTGGAACAATATGTCCACTCTATTTCGATGGTGCTGTAAATTATTTTAAAGAACTTCCATTACCAAATGACCCACGTTTAGAGCAAGCTAAAGACCTTGTTCGTAAAATTAGAGATAAATAATTTAATAGTGGAGGTATAGGTCGGATGAAAAATGATGTTTGAGTTACCAAAAGAAGTAAGTAAAGCTACTAGAGTAAATCCTAAAAAATTAATTCTATTTAGTAAGCCAAAGGTTGGCAAAACAGAAATGCTCAGTAAATTACCTAATTGTTTGTTATTAGACTTAGAAGACGGTTCCAATTTCGTAGATGCTTTGAAAATCAACGTCCTTGATATAGCACGAAAAAATGAAATCAGTCCTATTGCCGCTCTAAAACAAGTGATTGATAAGCTTAAACAAGCAAACAAAGAGAAAGGTGGATTTGTTTATAAATATGGTGCTATCGATACCGTTACAGCGTTAGAAGATATTGTACTATTATTAGCAAACAAAATGTATAGAGATACACCCATGGGTCGAAATTGGCAAGGTGATGACGTAACAACATTACCTAATGGTGCAGGATATCAATATACAAGAAAAGCATTATGGTTAGTTTTAGAAGAGCTTGAAGAATGTTTTGATACATTAATCATCCTTGGACATCTAAAAGATAAAATGATTGAAAAAGAAGGTAAGGAAATGACTGAAAGAGGTCTTGACCTTATTGGAAAATCAGCAGCAATCTTATGTTCACAGGTAGATGCTATCGGATATGTTTATCGAGAAGAGAATGAAACTATTGTAAATTTTGCACCATCTGAATCTATGATTTGTGGTTCAAGAAGTGAGCATTTAAAGAATAAGAAGATTACTGTAATTACATCTGATGAGCAAGGAAAACTCACAGTAGATTGGAGTCAGATTTTTATTGACTAATTAATATTAACAGATGTTGGGTGATAACGTTAAGCACAAATTTTTAATATATATAATCCAGATAAAATAAAATATAAGCCTTATGAAATTTAATTTAAATGATAATTCGTTAACAAGTGGTGGGTCAAAAGTATTTAACAATGGTATTGCAGGTCTTACTAAAAATGTAAGTGTCTCTGTAAGCAGAAAAACAGCAGAAGAACAAGATACTGCTCCTGATTATAAAGTGCTAATCACAGATGACTCAGGTGCACAAATCAATCAAGGATTCTACTATCCAACAACTAATCCACAACTTACTGATGATGAGAATCAAAAGAAAGCGGGTTATTTAATTGGTAGAATTCTATCTGTCTCAAATGCCGTTGTACCAGAAGGATATGAATATCCAGATGTAAATGGAAAATCTCCAAAAGAGATTGTTGATTTATTATTTAAGACAATTAAGGAAAATGCCGATGGTCAGAAAGTAAATGTGTTCACTACTTATGGTAGAAAGACACAACCTTCACAATATATGGGTCTAAGATTCTTCGACTTTATAGAACGAGCTACTGATAACAGTAGACTTCGTGCTAAAGGAGACGATATGTTAGAACGTCTTGTAGAGGATGCTCCTGCAAATTCAGGCGAGAGTAAAACATCAGGTACAGGAGATATTTGGTAATAATAATGGTGAGTTAAGTAACTAAAGTGGTAAAGTCCCTCTTCGAAAGTTGGGGAGTCTGGGGGTTCGAATCCCCCCTTAACTGCAAATTAATAACTAAAATTGTATTATAATGAAAATAGCAACAATAGATTTAAGTAAATATGAAAAAGGAATTAATCCTTTCATTGAATTAGTTTGGAGAGAAGCTATTAATGAGGAAATAACTGAAGTATTTGAAGTACTTTCTAAAATTAAATAAAATATGAAAAGTAAAGAAAAGATTATAAACAAGATTTTGGATGAAATTAAAAGTTATCCTATAATAGATTTTATTGCTTCACCTATTACAGAAGAAGTAAGAATAGACAATCACATTTATTATGTGCAACATTAACTATGACAATAAATTTAAATCAATCGAAGGAATTAATATCTAAACGTGCTATATTACGAGAATATACAGATTTAGATATCTTTAGAAAGTATTTAGATGTTGGTCAAGATGCTATTCCAGGTACAGTTATGCTGTCTCCATTACGGAAAGAAACAAGACCTTCATTTGGATTCTTTTTAGGTGAAAGTGGTGAAATATGCTTTAAAGACCATCTCTTAGGTGGTGGTGATTTTGTACGATTTGTACAAATGAAATATGGATTAACATATTTTGAGGCTTTAAGTAAAATAGCAATTGATTTTGAAATTTCAGATAATTATATCTGTAAAAACTTTGCAAAGACTAAGTTTAATAATACTAGAACTGATTATCCTACAAGAGAAGAATTATTGAGTAAAGTTACATCATTACGTTTAGGTAAAAATAGACGTAGATGGGCTTCACACGATAAAGAATTTTGGACTAGTTTTGGAATTACTCTTGAAGTTCTAGAATTATATAGAGTTGAACCTATATCTTACATCCACATTAACGGTAAAATCTTTAAAGCAGATAAACATGCTTATTGTTTCACAGAAGTAAAAGACGGCGTTGAAACATATAAAATTTATCAACCATTTAGTGAAAACTTTAAATGGATTAACGGACATAACGATTCCGTATGGCAAGGTTGGGAACAATTACCTAATAGTGAACACGATTTAATCATTACTAAATCGTTAAAAGATGTAATGGCTTTAAAAGGTGTTTTAGACGTCTCTGCTGTATCTTTACAGTCAGAGAATATAATTCCAAAGAAACATGTTTTTGACCAATTAGCAAAGAGATTTAAGGTTATTTATGCTCTATATGATAATGACTTCGATAAGGATGTTAACTGGGGTAAACAATTTGGAGATAAAATATCTTCAGAATTAGGATTAATTCCTTTATATATTCCTGATGAATATAAATCTAAGGATTTTAGTGATTTAGTTAAAAATGTAGGAGAAATAAAAGCAAAAGAAATACTAACAGAAAAAATGATGTTACCTTTTTAATATGACGAATGATGAAATTATAACAAAGATTAGAGAATATCTGAAGTGGTCTCACAATAGTGACAAAGAGATTACAATTACAGATAGATTAAAAGAAGACCTTGAGTTAGATAGTATAGATATTATAGAACTAACTCTTGAAATTGAACAAGCTTTCAATATGAGAATACCTGATAACGAAATAGAATATTGTAAAACAGTTAAAGACCTTTTAAATTCAATACACAAATATGAAAGAACTTGAAGATAAAATTTTAAATTATTTAAACCAAAAACCACCTCTTGTTCCAAGAATGAGACTTGACATACATGGAAATCTCAGTAGAGATAGTAATCGTAAAATTATTTATGATTTACATCCGTTTAAAACAGGACTACATGTTTTAGATAATCGTTATCGAAAATACTATACAGGTGTAACATTGAACTACATTACTTACGATTTGTTAAAAGCAAAGTATCGTAAAAGTGATGTAGCTAAATGTTTAAAAGAATTACATTTAAACGGTAAAATTAAGTCATTAAGATGTCCTGACATTAAACAAGTGGTATTTGAAAATAATCAGTCTATGCATGTAAATTATGTAAGAGGTGGTTATGGGAGCACAAACATTGAAGTATTACACGAATATTTAAATCAATTTATAAAAGATGAACAATAAACATTTAGTTGCCGTATACGGTTCTTTAAGAGCTGGATTACACAATCACAGATTATTAGACAATGAAGAATCAACACAGCTTGGTACATTTAAAACACCACCAATTTACAAACTATTTAGTTTAGGTGGATTTCCAGGGTTACATAAAGATGGTACAACAGAAGTTACTGTAGAGGTATATGAAGTATCTGAAGATGTATTTAAATCTTTAGATAGATTAGAAGGTTATTATCCTGACAGACTTGACTATTCAATGTATGTTAGAGAACAAATTGAAACACCATTTGGTGATGCTTGGATTTATTTTTACAACTCTGATAGATACAGTCAAAATAAGATGGTAGAATCAGGTGATTGGACAGAATATATGAATTTAAAATCAGCTTAATATGTTACCAACAGCAGAAGAATTTTTAAGTAATACATCTATGTTAAATAAAAAACTTTTTCCTAAAAAAGAAAGAGATTTTGACCAAGCAGTAGATAGGATGAAGGAGTTCGCAAAACTTCATGTTGAAGCAGCTTTGAATAAAGCAAGCAAAGAAGCTCAATTAACAGGAGATGGTCTGTATGAATGGGTAGATGAAGACTCTATATTAAATGCATATCCATTAACAAATATTAAATAAATTATGAAAAAATTATTATTATTATTCTTAATGCTATTCACATTTAGTGGATTTGCACAAGATAAACAGTTTATTAAAAACTACAATTCTGCAATTCTTATTAACGCAGATGGTAGTAATAGTGATTGGCAAGTTTTAGACACAAGACTTATCTTCAATTATGGTGGAGATAATACTAAAATTAAAATGTATGCTAATTCTAAAGTATTTAATTTTACAAGAATTGGTGAAACAACTAAAGGTACTACACCTGGAGGTATGAAACACTATAATTTAAAATTAATGGACGATGAAACAGGTGAAACAGTATTGTTACAAATGTTCGTAGATGAAAAATATGGTTGTAGGTTTGTAGATAATAACGGAGATATGCTCCAATTAAGTAATTAAATGAATAAAGAATTTATACCTTATGAAGAAACTTTAGTTCTATTAAATTTAGGATTTGATGAAGATTGTGTAGCTTCTTATCGTACACACAATAAGTATAAAGGAGAATTAGACTTTCAATATACAAGTTCTTCATATTTAGAAGAAGAAAATAAAATAAAGTGGATAAAATGTATTAAAGCACCTCTTTATCAACAAGCCTTTAGATGGTTTAGAGAGAAATATGACTTACATCCTTCATTTACTCGTTGGCAAGAATTTAACGTTAAGTTTAAGTCTGATATATTTCCTACATTATATAAAGTACTAATAATTGATGAAAATATTAAAAATACAAAAAATGTAGGTAACTATAATATTTATGAAGAAGCAGAATTAGCTTGTCTAAGAAAATTAATTGAAATAGTAAAAAATAAATAAATTTAACAAAATGAAAAAAATTGGAATCGTAGCTTGGGGAACAAGTGTAAACACTTTCGGAGTAACAACAATGTATGCAGACTTTTTTAGTAAATTTGGTGTAGTTGAAATGATTATGCCTAATGAGACAGAAGCTCGTGATTTAGACTTATTAGTATTACCTGGTGGTCCAGATGTAGATACAAGAAGATATCTTGAGAAAGGTGATAAACTATCTTATTGGACACAAAAACCATGTCCTTATAAAGAAAGATTTGATGCTGAATTATTACCTTTATATATGGAAAAAAATACTCCTATATTTGGTATCTGTAGAGGTCATCAGACACTATACGTAGAACTTGGAGGTAAATTGTTTCAAGACTTATGGGAAGAAGGTTACGACCATCCAACAAATGGTGAGAATCGTAAAACTAAAGTACACTTTGTTAAAACAAACGCAAGAGCTGCGCAAGGTTTAGCCTTACAATTACCTGCTAAATTTGAAGTGAATTCTATTCACCACCAAGCGGTAGACCACAGACATATGCCTCAGATAGGAACGGTATTAGCTTGTCATACAAGTAAAGCAGGTAATATTGATGGTATCATTGAAGCAATGACATACTTTCCTGATTATCCTGCACATACAGTACAGTGGCATCCAGAAGAAATTAGAGATGATTTCTCAATAGCTTTGATTGAACAATTATTAACTTTAAATGACTAATTATGCACGCTACTGCTACAGAACAAAAAAAGTTTAATCCTATTACTTTAGAACTTACATTTGAAACGCAAGCAGAATTAGACAACATTAAAAAATTCATTAGAAATGTATCTGCAGATTCACTAAAAGAAGCAGTAGCAATACATTCTATTCCTGTGTCAAAACAATTAGATATTCAAACTATTGTAAATTTTATTAATGTTGTAAACACTGCTTTAAAAAATACTTAAATATGCAAACGCTAAGAAAAAAGAAAATTACTTTATTTAGACCTACAATTTATAGTCGTCATCCATCTCACGATATTCTACGATTAAAACATCGTAAAATTCAAGTATTACCTTATCGTTCTGTAATTCGTTTTGGCTCAACGACAGAATGTAACGATACTATTGATAAAGGTGGTCAAAGAATTGAAATTAATTCTATTCAGTCTATTAAGAATTCAGCCTCTAAACTTCTAATGAAACAGAAATTTATGGAGGCTGAAGTTAAAACTGCAAAATGGTGTAAATATGAACAAATTAATAATGTAGCTGAAGGTGGTATTGGATTTACTATCAACAATACTACTACTGACCAAATCGAATTTCCAATTGTAGCTAAAGCACATCATGGTTCTAAAGGTCGCGGTAATACGTTAATTAAATCTCTTGAAGAATTTGAAGCTTGGAAAGTTGGTAAAACACTTAACCATTATATCTTTGAGAAATTTATGAACTTTGGTCATGAATTCAGATTACATGTAACTGAACAAGGTTGTTTCTACACTTGTAGAAAAGCTTTAAAGGCAGATGTACCTGAAGACCAAAAATGGAGACGTCATGACGATATCTGTGTGTGGTTCTTAGAAGATTCTGAACATTTTCATAAACCTAATTCATGGGATGATATTGTAGCGGATTGTGTGAAAGCTTTAAAAGCTATTGGTGCAGATATTCTTTCATTTGACGTAAGAGTTCAAACTCCTACCGATAGTAAAGGTAATAGACGTGAATATCAAGATTTCATTTTACTAGAATGTAATAGTGCTAGTTCAATGGATAATGGTAGAGACGAAGTTTCTGTATGTGCTCAGAAATATATTGATGAAATTCCTAAAGTAATTATTGAAAAAGCTAAGAAACATGGTTTATACAGTAGATAAGTTTAAAAGAATTTAAATAAAATGAAAAAAAGAAAAAATTTAGTTATAATGTATGCTGATGGTAGAGTAAATGACTCCATCAGCGACTTACTTAAGAATTTAGCGGAAGAAGTTACTGTTGTAAATCATCGTAATCCTACATCAAGACCTGACTTACTTATATTTACAGGAGGTGAAGATGTACATCCTTCTTTCTATAATGAACAGACAGGTGCTTATACACAATGTAATATTAAAAGAGATAATGTTGAAAGAGACACTTTTGATATGTATTATGATGTACCTAAATTAGGTATTTGTAGAGGATCACAATTCTTAACTGTAATGAGTGGAGGTAAACTTGCTCAACATGTTGAAAATCATGGTAATTCTCATACTATTGAGAATATCTTCGGTGGTAAAATGACAGTTACATCAACACACCATCAAATGATGTACCCATTTAATATTAAAGATAAATCTAACTATGAGTTAATAGCGTGGTCTGAATACTTTAGAAGTAAAGCTTACTTAAACGGAGACAATAAAGAAATTGATACACCTAATGATTTCTTAGAACCTGAGGTAGTATATTATAAACCAAGTCAATCATTATGTATTCAAGGTCATCCTGAGTTTAATACAGCATCTGAAGAATTTGTAGATTTCACATTAAATCTTATTAAAAAGTATATCTTTAACGAAGTAGGTCAATTTAAGAATGATGAAGTTCAAGACGTATTAGATGCTATTGAACAAGCTCAATTTATTCCTCTTAATAAGAAAGTAACTACTACGGAGAGTTTAGGTTGGCATACATTTAATCCTAATCCAGGAATTGAAGCACAATCTTTTAAAGTTAGAACATCGCCACCTAAAATCATTGATTTACTACGTAGACAATACGAAGAAGAATTGAAACATGAAAGACATGAAACAATTCCACAAATGAAGCAATCAGAGACTATTCGTCGTTTTCTAGATTCAACTGAAGATCTTAATAAAACAGATAATGTTTCTGAAACCGAATCAACTGAAAATAAACGTAGTGTTTCAAGTTATTATTTCAAAGGTATCAATAATTATAAAAAATAAACAAAATGAATAAATATAATATTACAATCGGCTCTGACCCTGAAGTGTTTTTAGAAAAAAATGGTGAAATCGTATCTGCAATTGATTTAATTCCAGGTACTAAATGGGAACCTCATCCAATTACAGATAAAGGTCATTTCATTCAAACTGACAATATTGCTTTCGAATTCAACATTCCACCTTCTAAAACGGAAGGTGAGTTTGTAGAGAATATTAATTTTGTCATGAATTATCTAGACGTAATTGCAAAAGCAAATGGTGGTGAATTATCGAAAAAGTCGAGTGGTTTAATTGCTGAAGAACATTTGGTTCATCCTCAAGCAATGGAATTTGGTTGTGAACCTGATTTCAATCCTTACATTCAAGATGTAAACCCTCGACCTGAAGCAGTAGATACAAATCTTAGATGTGTTGGTGGTCATATCCATATCGGATATCCTAATCCAAGTCAAGAAACATCTGAGAAAATTGTAAAAGCTTTCGACATGTTTGTAGCATTACCTGCGTTATTGATTGATACAGATGAACGTAGACGTGAACTGTATGGTAAAGCAGGCGCTTTTAGATTTAAAGACCCATGGGGTGTAGAATGTCGTGTATTATCCAATTTCTGGATTCACTCTGATGAATTGATGAGTTGGGTTTACAGAAATACAATCAAAGCAGTGAACGCTGTTTTAGATGGTGAAATTGATGATTTACTTGAAAAATACTCAGCAAGAGTAGTAGATGCTATTAACACTAATGATAAATCGTTAGCTAAAGAACTAATAAGAGATATTTTTCAAAAAGAAGTAGAAGAAGTATTAACAAAATAACAAAATAACAAAGCCAATGTGTGGAATTTTTGGTCAAGCAACGAACAATCCTAATAAAATTAATCAGTCTAATATTAAAATATTAGGTATGGCAAATGAAACAAGAGGTCGAAACTCTTGTGGAATAACCTATGACGGTGAAATATATCTAGGATTAGATAAAGATAAATTATTTACAGACTTTGCAAAAGGTAAAACTTTTAAAGCAAAGAAATATCCTGTAATGTTTGGTCATACCAGACAAGCAAGTGTAGGAGTTATTAATCATCATAATGCTCATCCATTTGGTTTTGGTGACCATAATGAAGGTTATGAATTTATTGCAGTACATAACGGTACATTATTGAATCATGACGAATTAGCGAAGAAATATGAAATTGATACATTTCCTTCTTATTTAAACGATAACAATATAAAATCGTATCGTACAAAAATTGATAGTGAAATTCTGTTAGAAATTATTCATAAAACAAATAGTTTAAAGGTTTTATCTGAATACAATGGTAGAGCGGCTTTAGTTTGGACAGATACTAAGAATCCTAATACAATTTATTTGTATAGTGGTAAAAGTGTACCTAGTGAAGGTGACGGACCAAACTTAGCAGTTGAAGAAAGACCTTTAAATGTATGGGTTGAAAATAAAAACAGTTTCTATTTCTCATCATTACCTGAAAGTTTGTATATAATAGGTGGTGATGCGAATAATGTATTTCAAATCGATTACAACACTGTATATGCTGTTAAAAATGGTGATTTTAAACACGCTAGTAAAATTCTTATTAGTAGAAAGAAATGTTATCATGAACGGAAGACGGTTTACGGGAGTACAACACATACAACAACGAATTCCAGCGTGGGGAACTCGTTTAGAAATCCTAATGCGTGTGGTTATGACCTCAATCGCAAAAGAACTATAGACACATCTGCGGTTGCTGATTATAGTTTTCAGAAAATTCACATTTTAGATGACAAATCTATCTTACAAGGTAAAACTAAAGATGGAACTTACATTCAATCTTTTAGATATTATAGAAATGGTCATTTACTAAATGGAATTTGGATGTACATTCCTGAATATGGTTTCTATCCTGTAGCACAAACTGAAACACAAATGCATGATTTTATAAATCGTCATATGGGTGAAAAGTTTGATACTGTTACTGGTGAGTTTGATGTATTTAAGAAAATGAAAGTAGGTGAAGGAATTATTGCTTTTAGTACTGTACCTGAAGGACTTGAAATGTGTAAATATTTTGTAGAAGGTGTAAGATTGGAAGACCTTATTGACTATAAAGTAATGGTTAATCATAAAGCTCAAGGACTTAGAGATTTCTTTGACCCAATGAAAATGAGTCATATGGCTACAGACCCTGTTGTAAGTCTTTGTAGAGGTGCTCTTGACGCACAAGGAATTTATTTCAATGGTGTATTATTTACAGGTATTTATGAAGGTTTAGACTATGATAAGAAATATTATTGTAGACACGGTAATTTATGGAAAACTAAATCTTTAGTTGAAACAGACGAACCTTTAGTAATTCAATTATCTTACGAAAAGAAACCTGACCCTACATTTTCAGCTAAAACATTGGATGCAACTATCCATACATTAGCTACAATGGAATCTGATTACATTCGTGAACAAGTTCAAACTAAAATTGATTTTGATTTAAAAAAGAAATCTGATTTAGAAACGGAGGTTAATGAAGTTGATGAAACATATTTTGATAATGAAAATAAAGAAGTTGTGACTAAAGCACAAATTGCTGAATTCTTATCAGAATCAATTGTTGAGTCGTTCGAAACCATGGGAAACGAAATAGAAAGTTTAGAGATAGACTTAGAAAGATTTCCAGACCACGAATATACAAAAGCCGTAAAAAGTACGGTAATTGATATCAAACTGTTATTAAGTGAATATACTAGAAAGTTAAAAAATTAATCAAATGAAAGAAAAAATTGTTGTTACAATAAATAATGAGAGTCTACCTCAATCACAATGTAGAAAATTTGACGCAGGTTGGTATAAAATTGGAGATATAAATGTTCAAAATTCAGGAGGATGTTACTTTATAGGAGACCAATTCTATAGAGAGGAAACAGGTAGAGTTGTTTTCGATTTAAGAAAAGGTAGTTATGTATTGAAAAATCAAGATGTTGTTGAAGGTATCATTACCTTTGACAACGCTGGTTACAATTTAGGACATTTCACTTATTCTGATGCAGATATTGTAGTAAATACTGTTTCAGGTAATAAATATCCTCTTATTTCTGAAGAAATCATTCTTGATAATAAGAAATATAAAGAGAGATTATCTAATGGTGAATATTATGACATTGAGTTATTACCTTCATCTCAATTTAATAAGATAACTCCACCTACTAACGATTACAAAACAAGTTTACCTTATGACTCAAAAGGTATTACTGACGTTTATTTAGATAAACATGTAAAATCAGATGTTAAAATTCACCCAAAAGTAGAAGATTATTCTAAAATCTTAGAAGGTCTTTCTTTCGGTCTTGAATTTGAAACTGTGGCAGGTGTGTTACCTACAAGAATTTTAGATAAAACAGCTTTAATTCCATTGAGAGATGGTTCTATTGCAGGTATTGAATACGTTACAGTTCCTTTAGAGGGTGCGAAAGGTATTCAAACGTTATTGACAACTGTTGAAGAACTTAATAAAAGAACTAAGTTTGATGACACTTGTTCAATGCATTTACATTTAGGTAACGTACCAAGAACTAAAGAATTTATTTTAGCATTTTTCAAATTAAGTTTGAAATTTCAGAATGATATCTTTGAAATGTTCCCATTATACAAAAAGTATAATTTTGGTGTAAAACGTAAAAACTATAGTAAACCTTACGATAGATATCAATTCTTATCTCAAATGGATAAGTCGATTAATTCTAATAATATTAACGATAATTTTGACGTACTATATTCGTATTTATCACAAGGAGAACCTTTTGGTGTGGTAAATAATGATTTGAAAAACGTTGATAGTCATCCTGCAGATAGAAATGGTACTCAAAAATGGAATATCGCAAATCGTTACTATTTCCATAATTTCATTCCATTAATCTTTGGTAATAAACAAACGATTGAGTTTAGAATTCATACCCCAACGTATGATGCTAATAAAATATTATTCTTCTTATATTTTAATTCAATCTTAGTTAATTTTACTAAGAAATATGAACGTGAAATTCTACAAGACCCATATTTTCTTTCTCAATTTAAAGGTTTAAAATCTCTAGTAATTTACTATATTGAAAACAACGTTAAATCTGTTAGTCGTATAAGATTTAGAGATTTTATTATAGATTCTATTGATAAAAGAAAAGGTGAAATTGCAAATCAATCTGCAAAAGGAGATATTGTAGGTAAAGAAAATAATGTTAGATGTTCTACATATATCAATTGGAAGTCATATATGAAGATAACTGATTCTACAATAAGTGGTAACTTAATTCATTCACTTTCTGAATTAGATATGTGTTATCAAGAAAGAAGACAACTTATCTTAGACACATATCATGCTAATAAAATCAGTCTTACTCAAGCTAGAGTTGAGAGTGATGCTTTAGAGAAAGATTACAGAACAAGAAGAGATATTATTAGTAAAACTAACGAACCTGTAGAATGGTAGTACAACATTATATTAAAGAAACCCGTTATGGGTTACATGCAGATTATTCTAAATTATTAGGACCAGATTGGTCAATCTTTTTGAAAGATATGTTAGAGTCGGACTATGCTTCATATTTAGCACATATGCTTGACCAGATTTACCTTTCAGGTGATAAAGTATATCCTACTAAAAAAGAAGATCTATTTAAGGCATTTACAGCTACCAATTTTGACGAGATTAAAGTCGTCATTATTGGTTCTGAGCCTAAAAATGAATTATCTAATGGTTTAGCCTTTGGTACATACGGTGCAGTAAAAGACCCCATTAAATGTCCTCATTTGAATTTAATTCAAGATAACTTAAAGTTTAATAAACTCGTATCTGAACATAGATTCTTTGACCGTTCAATGGTAAGTTGGACACAACAAGGTGTGATGATGTTAAATTCCTCATTGGTTGCAGATAGTACACTTCCAAATAAATATTCTCTGTATTTCAGAAATTTTACAAGAGAAGTAATAAAAGCACTATCTGAAGAAAAAGCAGGAATTGTATTTGCTTTCACAAGTACAGAATTATATAACTTGTATAAAGATAGTATTGATGACGCATATCATTATATCTTTCATTATCCAGTTGTAGACATGTCTTGTGATATCTTTGATGATATTAATGAAAAATTAAAAGACACGCGTGAAATACCTATTATATGGTAAATAAGGAACTCATTTTTATACCAGAAAATGTTCCAAGTTTAAAAAACAGTAAAGTTAAAACCTCGAGAGGTATTTTCTCATCTACAACGGTGAAGAAGTACCTCTCTTCTTTAGGAATCCAAAGATATTCTACTAGACGTAAAGAAGTGATTGGTTATAAGACAAGACCTAATCACATCGAATCTTTACGTGGACAATTCGAAGAAGCTTTGAAGAATAAAGGAGAGCCTATACTATTATCGTTTCATTTTGTAAGAAATACTAAAAGATTATTTGATTTTGGAAATGCTACTGAGTTAATCTTTGATTTACTTACCGCACATGACATTATTTCAGATGATAATATTAGTATTGTAATACCGTCAGTTATGACAATTGATGGTACATTACCTAATGAAGATAATATAAGACATCTACAATGGTATAGTGTAGATAAAGAAAAACCTGGAGTATTTCTTAAAATAAGTTAATACGATTATAAACAAAAATATGAAAAAAGAAACGTTACAAAAAATAATCTCTTTAGCTTCATTCGTATTTGAAGACAAAGATTATAATAAATTTGTAAAGTTAATCGTTAGCGATGAGTATACCTCCGCAAGGTTGATTTTAGAAGATAAAATGGAAGAATTTGATATAATTCTTTTATTAGAAGAACAAGATGAAGTAATCTTATCTCAATACAAAATGACTAAAGAATTAGAGGACACTGTAATGAATCTAATTGAAGAGGAAAATAATGTCGAGAGAAAAGAAATTAGAGAATTTATTGAGCGATGTTGAGAACATAGACTTAACGTTAAGCTATAGTCGAGTATCTGACTTCGATAGGAACGGTCCAAAAGCCTTACTAGAGAAGTCTAGACTTGACAATCAAGGTGTTAAAATGGGTTCTATTATTGACGATATGTTGTTTAGTCCTGACGACTTTAAGACTAGATACTACATATCTGAATTTAATGAACCAACTGCAACATTAGGTACATTGGCTGAGATAATCATTAAAAATTATGAAGAAATCCCAGATGTACCTGAAATATTAAATATTATTTCAAGAAGCGGACTATGGAAATCCGTGAAAAACCAAGATTTACTTATTAAGAATTTCAATACTCCTGAATTCTGGGGATATTTGACAGATATTTTTAATAGTAGAAATAAAATTTTAATTACTAATGAGGAAAAGAGCAAGGCGGAAGAAATTACCACAGTACTTGTAAATCATCCATTTAGTAAACATATCTTTAGTGCTGATTTAGAACATATTTATCAACATAAATTTGAAACTCAAATTGGGCAGTTTAAATTTAGAGGAATAATAGATATTGTATCAATTGACCACAAAAAGAAAAAGGTTTATTTTATAGATTTGAAAACTGGTGCAGGTTCAGCAAATGAATTTACATCAAGTTTTGTTAAATTTAGATATTATCTTCAAGAAGCAGTTTATCAATTAGCTTTTGAACAAGTATGTAAAGATTTAGAATTGACGGGCTATGAACAAGCTCCTTTCGAATTCTTATACATTGGTTTAAAAGAACGAATTCCTGTGAGGTTTGTCATAACTCAGAAGTGGCACGATAGTGCTTTAAATGGCTTTAAAACAACCTCAGGTTATGAATATAAAGGATTGTACCAACTAGTAGATGAAATATATTTTCATTGGAGAAACAAAGTGTACGATTTACCTAAAAATATTTATGATGGGAACGGAATAATTGAAATTGAAGATAATTTTATAAATTAATAGATGTATAATAAATCCAAAACATATTTATTACCACTTGTATCTGAATTAATACATTTTGAAAAGGACTTTATTAAGTACATACATAATACATTTATGTATATTCAAAATGATAACACACCATATATCTGTTTATTACACGATTTCTCATTTAGGAATCCTGAGTTTACAGCATATGAACATCGCTTAACATCTAATGATTTATTTGTTAAGCATATTGATTTAGACAATCAAGTACTATATGTATTTGAATTTCCAAAAGATTATATTCAGGAATACTACTCGTTAGCTGATTCTAAATATTCAGAATTTGGTAACGATGCTAAAGAACTAATATTAAAATTTTGGTCAGATATATATAAGGGTAATCCCGAAGCAATTCCTGTTTTGGTTGGAATCAAGCAAATCTTGTATAAAGATAACAAATTAAGAGAAAAATTACAAAGAGAGTTAAAGGTTGAAATTGATGAAAATCAAGAGTTAGGTGAAAATGTAGATGTAGAAAAAGAAACTTTTAAAATGTAATTTTTAATTAATGAATTTAAATAAATCAAAATTAAACGATATTAAAACTCCATGGGGAGAAATTGGTTATCCTGTATTCAAAAGAACTTACGCAAGACGACTTCAAGAAGATAAAATAGACTCACCAACTGAAGAATTTGTAGATACTGTCACTCGAATTGTAGAAGCATCCAATATTCAGTTAAATGTAGGTTTTACTGAAGCAGAACAATATAGACTTGCCGAAATATTATTATCCTTAAAAGGTTCTGTTGCAGGAAGATTTTGGTGGCAATTAGGTACACATACTGTAGATAAATTAGGATTATTGTCTTTACAGAATTGTGCATTTACCATTGTAAACGACCCAGTAAAACCTTTTACTTGGGCATTTGATGCTCTAATGCTTGGATCTGGTGTAGGTTTTAATATTCAAAGACACAACGTTTATGAATTACCTCGAGTACAAGATAAAATTACAATCACAAGAGTAGATAGTAAAGATGCTGATTTTATTGTACCTGATTCAAGAGAAGGGTGGGTTAAACTTTTAGCAAAAGTACTGAAAGCTCATTTTTATGGTAAAGAAGGTTTCACTTATTCCACAATTAATATTAGAGGTAAAGGTGCACCGATTAAAAGTTTTGGTGGAACAGCATCTGGTCCAGAAGAATTATGTGCGGGTATTGCAGAAATTCATAATTTATTAAACAAACGAGCAGGCAAAAAGGTTCGACCTATTGATTGTTTAGATATTATGAACATTATTGGACAAATTGTTGTATCTGGAAATGTGAGAAGAAGTGCTCAGATAGCAATTGGTGACCCTGATGACGTTGATTACTTAACTGCGAAGAGATGGGATTTAGGTACAATTCCTAATTGGAGAAATAATTCAAATAATTCTGTTGCTGTAAGTAATTTAAATGATTTACATCCTTTATTTTGGGAGACCTATAATCAAGGTGAACCATATGGAATGATAAATTTACATTCGTCACGAAAATACGGATTATTAGGTGATACTAGATATCCTGACCCTAGAGTAGAAGGCTATAATCCTTGTGCAGAACAATCGTTAGAAGACAAAGAAACATGTTGTTTAGCTGAAGTATTTTTACCGAATATTAATTCTGCCGCAGAATTATTAGAAGTTTGTCAATATCTTTACAGAATAAATAAACATAGTCTCTCTTTACCTTGTCATTTAAAAGATACTGAAAAAATTGTAAATAAGAATATGCGAATGGGTATCGGTATTACGGGTACTTTTCAAGCCACGGAAGAACAGAGAAGTTGGTTGAGAGATTGTTATGAAAAACTTAGAGAATATGATAAGTATTATTCTAAAAAGAATGGTTTTCCAGAATCAATAAAATTAACAACATCTAAACCAAGTGGTACTTTAAGTTTACTGGCAGGTGTCACACCTGGCGCAAATGTAAATCCTGCAGGACCATTCTACTTACGAAGAGTTCGTATGGCAGTAGATAGTCCTTTATTGGTACAATGTGAAAAGAATGGATATCCTATTGAATGGCGTAGAAATTTTGATAAAAGTATTGACCATACTACAAAGGTAGTAACATTCCCTTGTTCTGTGCCCGAACATACTCCAATTGCCGCCACTACTACCGCAATTCAACAACTTGAATTTATTAAATGGGTTCAAGAGAATTGGTCAGATAATGCTGTTTCTGTGACTGTTACTTATAAGATGGATGAATTGGAAGGTATTAAAAAATGGTTAGCTGAGAATTATACTGAAAATGTAAAATCAGTATCTTTCTTACTGTACGCTGGACACGGTTTTGACCAAGCTCCATACGAAACTATTAGTGAAGAAGAATATTTGGAATTAGTATCTAAAGTCACACCTATTACATATTTAGAAGTAATAGATGAATCCTCTATGGATGGAATGGATGAATGTAGTTCTGGAGCATGTCCTATAAAATAATTTACTTTTTGTTAGGTGGTCTCATATATTTTTTGTATATTTGTAAAAATACAGCAAAAATATGTTAGATAAATTAAATGCAAAACTTGTAGAAACAAGATCTAGTAAATCAGGTAGCACTTACAAAGTGTTTACATTTGAATGTGAAAATTGCGGATACGATATTAAAAGTCAATTATCTCAATTAAAAACTCATTCAGGTAAATGTCGAAAATGTGCTCAAAGAAAAAGACCTTATGAACACATTTTAAATGAATTAATTCATACTTGTAATAGAAAAAACAGTCATGATGTCACAATTGAATATGATGATTTTATAGACTTAATAAAAGAATCTAAGTGTCACTATTGTGATAAAGAACTTGTTTTTAATCCCCATACAAGAGATGAGAATTCAAATTATGTTTCAAGAGCTTACCAGTTAGATCGAAAAGATAACAGTTTAGGATATGTAAAAGAAAATTTAGTAACTTGTTGTTGGAATTGTAATAGAATGAAATCAGATATTTATACATATGAAGAATTTTCACTATTAAGTCCAATACTAAAACAAATACACAATAAGTGATTTACAAATATTTAGGAATACCGTGTTGGGTATATAGTTTATATCTGACAGAGAATTAATAAATTATGAAAAAATTTCTAATTAAAATAACAAATGTTACTACAACAACAGGTGGTGGTAAACGAAAACCTTTACGGTGGAGACAAAATCAAAATATAACTAAATATACAACAGATTTAGAATATTATCAAAAAGATTTTGCAAGTTTTTATTATTGTGGGAGACCTTATTTTAAAACTACAACCTCTAAAGTTGTTATTTTAAAAGAGATTTCTTTATAACAATTAATAATAAGCTGAAAAAGGGTTTGTAGTAGGCAAAAGAATCTCTCCCAGAAACCCTGAAATACCCATTAAGATCGACTGTAGGAGAGATTTTATTTATATGGATAGACATGAAATTCAACAAAAAGCTGTTGAAGAATGGTTAGGTAGTAACAAAATAGGTACATTAGCTGTCAGTACTGGCGTTGGTAAAACTTTTATGTCACTACATTGTCTTCACACAATGCCTAAAAATGATGGTAAGGTTCACCTCTTTTTAGCAGAACAAGTAGATAGAAAGCAAGACCTAGAATCAGATATTGAGAAGTTTGATAAACTATTTAATACTAGAACTTTAAGAGACTACATTTTAAAATTTAAAACCTACCAAGCTGTTTATAAAGCAAAAGAATATGAATTTGGTTTAGTAATAGCGGATGAATTACACAATGCTTTAAGTCCTGAATATTCAAAATTCTTTTATAATAATAAATATGATGCTATTGTAGGTTTATCTGCCACTATTGACCGTAAAACAAGTTATGAGATTGATGGTCAAATAGTAACTAAAGGTAAAATGTTAGACGAAATAGCACCAATATGTTTTACATATACATTAGCTGAGGCTAAAAATGATGGTGTTGGACGTAATCTAAACGTTTACGTGATTTATCAAGAGTTAAATTCTGTTAATAAAACAGTTAGTGCAGGTAATGCAACTAAGAAATTCTTTCAGACTGAACTTGAAGCTTATTCTTATTGGGATAAGGAACATAAGAAGTCGTGGTTTCTATTAGATCCTGCAATGAAAGATTTAAAAATTAGAATTACATCTACTAAAAGGAGTAATATCTTATTTAATTTACCTTCTAAAATTGAAACTGTTAAAAAGTTAGTAGATTATATTGAAGGTAAAACTATACTATTTGGTAATAGTTTAGATAGTTTATTAAAAGTTACACCAAATGTTGTATCTTCTAGATATTCCGAAGATAAAAATAAGGAAATCAGAGATAATTTTGACAATGATAAAATTAGTTTAATTGGGTCATTTAAGAAATTAAGACAAGGTGCTAACTTAAAAGGTTTAGACAACTGTATTGTAATGTCATATTATTCATCAGAAGGACATCAAATTCAACAATGGGGAAGACTTCGTAGAAATGGAGACAAAGTAGGTAATGTCTTTATTCTTCTTACAAAGAACACTCAGGAAGAAATTTGGTATTCTAAAATGATGGAAAATATGCAAGATTTTAATATAATCTATTGTGATTCAGTTGATGATTGTATAACAAAATATAAAAATAATAAATGATAAAAGAATATACTATTGGAGATGTTATTACACGAGCACCAGGAAAATACGACAGACAATTCGCTAGTTGGCATAAAACTTTAATATATACACTTCCAGGTACTGATGCTAAAATACAGATTTCGGATATGTTTGGAGGATGTGGTATGCAGCAAATACATAATTGGAGTGGTAGTCAAGATATAAAAGGTATTGAATTATGTTTATCTAAATTATTATTAGAATTAGATAAAGAAACTCTAGGTTGGAAACCAGGATTAATTATGTGTCAAATTGGGAATAGCTATTACAATTCTCGATTAGAAAAAGCTTTAATTAATGAAGGCTTTGAATTACAGATTGAATATGATAATTTAGCACATATGGACGGAGACACTCAACGAATTTATTTTTTAAAACGTGAAAGACAAACTGACAGTGAATAATTTAACTGAATATTTAGTTAAAACAAACGAAAGACGTTACAATATACTTAAAGCGATTGAAGAGGCACAAGAGTTAGCACTCATACTTACACAATCTTTATCTAAAGGTGTACCTGAAGAAAAGATTACTGAAGAAATAGGTGACTTAAAATTTAGATTAGGTGTAATTGAAAGTTATTATAGTAAGAGAGCTGTTAGACAGAGAATCTTATATAAGAAAAGTAAATGTGTTAAATATATTGGACAAGGTCGATATAAAAATAATGTGTAATGAGTCAAGTTAGATATATTTCAGATACTCATTTTGGTCATTTAAATATGGCTTTAAGAAGAGGGTTTAAGACCGTTGAAGAACACGACGAACATCTTGTATCTGAATGGAATAAAGTAGTATCTAAAAAGGATGTAACATGGATTCTTGGAGATATTACTATGGAAAAAGGTAATTATGAAATACTTGATAAACTTAACGGAATTAAAAAAGTTATATTAGGTAATCATGATGAACCTCAACACGTTCCTAAATTATTGGAATATGTAAATAAAGTTTGTGCTGTACAGTATGTTAAATCTAAAGAATTTGGAAACTTAATTTTTAGTCATATACCTATACATCCACAAGAATTAGAATATAGATTTAATATTAATATTCATGGACATGTACATGAAAATACTTTACCAGATAAACGTTATATTAATGTATCTGCAGAAGTTATTAATTATCAACCACAATTATTAAAACAATTAATATTCAATGACAGAAACTAGATTTGATGAAGTTGTAGAAACTGTTTTAAATAGTATTCGAGATACTCTTGTTATAAAAGGACGAGAGTATCGTCGAAACAATAATCCATTTCATAATTTTGATGTAGGTTCACAACGAAGTGGTCTTATACGTGAAAAAGTTTTAGATGGATTTCTATTAAAACATGAAATATCTATTGCAGATATCACAAACGATTTAGAGAAAGGGATATTACCTAAAATTTCAACAATTGATGAGAAATTTGGAGATAATATTGTTTATCTAATTATAAAAATGGCTTCTATTATTGATAAAATAGAACAACAAGATGAGTAGGACATTAGTTATAGGAGATATTCATGGAAATTATAAAGGTTTTAGACAAGCACTAGAACGATGTAATTTTAACAATGACCGAGATACTCTAATTTCATTAGGAGATGTTGTAGATGGTCATAATGAATCTTTTGAAGTAGTTGAAGAATTACTTAGAATAAAGAATTTAATTCCGATTAAAGGTAACCATGATGATTGGTTTAATACTTGGATTCAAACTGGAGATAATCCTTCAAATTGGCAACAAGGTCAGAAAGCTACAGGAATGAGTTATTTAGCACATTCTAGACCAGAACAACCTTGGTTTGAATTTAATTTTGATAAAACTGGATTTGATATTTCAATTAAACCTAATGATATTCCAGATAATCATATTGAATTCTTTGCAAATCAACTACCTTATTATATCGATAAAGATAATAATTTATTTGTACATGGAGGATTTAATCGTCATTATCCGTTAAAAGAACAAGGAGATATCTTATGGTGGGATAGAGACTTATGGTCACAAGCATTATCTTATAAAGGAATGTCTGCTGTTGAAGGAATTAAACATCCTAAATTTAAAATGGTCGATGAATTCAATGAGATATTTATAGGTCATACTTCAACTCAATTTTGGGGAGAAGATAAACCTATGAATGCTGCAAATATTTGGAATCTTGATACAGGTGGTGGTTGGAATGGTAGAGTAACAATAATGGATATAGATACCAAAGAATTCTGGCAATCAGATTTAGGTAAAGAATTATATCCAGAATTTAAAGGTAGATAAATGAGTAAAAATACAGTAGTCCTATTAGGACATTATGGTTCAGATGAGGTGATAAGTTGTTCAGCTTGGACAAGCACCTCTCGTGAACTTACAGATGAAAAGAGGAGTAGAATTCCTAAATTAATTAACATGTTATGGTCAGAAGGTCATGAGACACCATTTGAGAAGGCTACAATCCACTTTCTCGTAGATTGTGACATAGCATCCCACATTCATCTTTTAAAGCATAGAATCGCTTCTATTAATGCTGAAAGTGCTAGATATAAAGAATTGAAGGAAGATAAAATGTATATTCCTGAAGATTGGTATAAACCTTATCAAAATGATGATGACTATAAAGGTATTGCAAATACAGGTATTGGTCATACTAAATCTTTAGCTGACGCATTAAAAGTTTATTCTGAATTAGGTAATAGACTTTATCATGAATCATTAGAACAGTTATCTAAATACGGTAATCGTAAAAGAGCTAAAGAGTCTGCACGATTCTTTAAAGGTTATAACTCTCAAATTCAATCTGACATTAGTTTTAATATGAGAAGTTTTGCTAATTTTATTAAACTCAGAAATAGTGAACATGCTCAATTAGAGATTAGAGAAATTGCACAACAAATGTGGGATTTAGTAGAAGGAATTGAAGGACAACCTTTCAAATATAGTTTGGAAGCAATTAGTAATCGAATTAATAAATAATTATGAGTGATTTTAAAAAGAGATTAGAAGAAGAACATTCACTTCTTTTAGATAAAATTGATAAATTAGAAGATTTTACAAATAATATTGAGTTTAAAGAGATACCTGTCTCACAACAAAATTTATTACAAATTCAACTTCCAATAATGTATTCTTATGCAAATTGTTTAGCTTCAAGAATAGAAGATTTAGAGTTCTATATTTTAAATGAAGAAGAAATTATCAAAATAACTGATAAATATTTAAAAGAAAAGTAAATGAAAAATAGAGAACAACTACAATTAGACAAACATGTTTTAGCTTGTATAATGGAATGGTCTCAAGAAGATAAAGCTACTCAAGAACAATCTTCAGAATCTAAAGATTATGAATTAATCCAAAATGATATTAACAGTGTTGATGAAGGAGATGGTGGTTTTTCAGCAACTGCTATTATTAAAAACATAAAAACTAATAAGTTTTTTGCTTTAGATTATGAAGAATGGGATTATGATTGGGAAAAAGGTGATTTTGAAAATTATAAACCTGAATTAATAGAAGTTTTTCCGAAACAAATAACAACAACAATTTATGAGTAATATTTTAGAAAGAAAATTCACTCCTGGAGAAATATGTGACATACTTTATGAAGGAGGTATTTATACTGAAGAAGGTGAACAAGAATTTGAAACAGTAGATGAAGAATTAACTTATTCTGATTTAGGAAAAGCGTATCTTCGTAAAGATTATGTTATTAAAGATTTGAAAACAGGTCTTTTCTATAAAGCAAATCTTATGATTGCTGATGATTTATCTTACGTTGAAGATGAAAATTGTAGAACACAATGGAAGGAAGTTCAAGAATTTACACAAGTAATAAAAATATATAAATAAAATATGAATAGTACAATTAACACACCTAAAAGCTCTGTAATTAAGAGTTTATCATATGATGAAAACAGAAAAGATTTAACTGTAAGTTTTAAATCAGGTAAGCTTTATGTTTACACACCTGTTTCACAACAGTTTTTTAATAAATTACAACATGCTGAAAGTAAAGGTAAATTCTTTAATTCTAATATTAAGAATAATGAAGCTTTAACTTGTTTAAAACTGATTAAATAAATGAAGATATATTCAATGCCGAGATTAAAAGATTTTTATGATGAACATGACCCAAGAGGTATGTCTTCATCAGAACATGATGGTTATCAGAAAGCTGTAGATGAATATTATAAATTAGGTTATTGGAATAAGTAATTAAATTAAGTTAAATATGAAAAGAAAAGACGAAATCAGAGATGGGGAAAGCCAAGACTTTTGCTATCAACACCCAGAAACGTGTTCAAATCCATTTTGTACACAACATAATTAAAACAAAAAAACCCTACCTATTTCTAGGAGGGGTTTAAATTTATCTCTATAGTAACATAAGTACTATAGAAAGATTAGAACTTGGTAAATTACAGAATATTACATTAATAACACTAATGAAATTTACTGTATTTTATGGTATCACATTATGTGAACTATTTACATGAATGCAAAAAGGGCTCACATAACCGTAATTGGTCGTGTGAGCCCTTTTTTTACACCCTTTATTCATTGACTAAGCGATAGAATAATCCTTCCTCATATGGAGCAAGTAATCCTCTATTCATTCCTTGTAAGATAGCTTTAGAATCTTTATCAGGTCTTAATGAAGTTGGAAGTAATACTTTCTCAAAAACTTTATAAGCTCTTGGTGTACCATCTTTTCTTTCAGAGAACCATAATCCTGGTGATATTGTAAATTTACCTACATCCAATAAATCTTCAATTAAGTTCATTGAAGCAATTGGATTCTTAGTAACTTTATATGCATCATTAGGGTCAGTATAGAACGAAAGTTCTTGTTCTGTACGTCTAGCTAGCATTGCAATATACATTAATGCTTCATCATCATCATCACCTGCCATACCTACTAATAACGGTACTAACATTGCTTGTAACATCATCATTATAGCTAACTCAGTAATTCCCTTTTTAATATTAGATTTTTCATACTCAGTTAAAGTGTTCCAATCTTTACTAATTGTATCAAATTTAAGTTTAACAAGATTTTGAACTAAACCTCTAGTGATATATCTGAAAGTTGTTGTATAAAAACCTTCTTCATATTGTTGTAAAGATTCATTCCAATGTTTATCTTCTTCTGATAAATTTTCACGTTTAGTAAACATTTGAGCAGCACCACGGTATCTTGCAATACCTAATGGTATGATGAACTTTTTATACATCATTAATAACTGACCCCACCAATGTCTTTGAATATCAGTTTGGAAGTTCTTATCATATTCACCCATTGAATCAAAGATTTTCTTCTTGATGAATAATCTAACATTTTCTAAACCACCTTCTTCCCATTTAGTAGCTGTACTTTTATCTGTATATGTAAACTTAGTATTAAAAGATACTTCTTTAGTTTCAGCATCTTGGTCAACCATATCGAAGATTGAAGCAGCTTCTTTCTCAGCAACAACAACACCTTCTTTATTAATGTACTGACCCTTATCATTCATTACTTTAATAGACTTAAGTAAAGCCATGTTTAACACTGACTGAACCATATGTTCACCACCTGTCTGCATTATCTGCAACATCTGTGGGTCTGTAATACCTTTCAATATAGTATTCTTAATAAAGTCATTCTGGTCGTGAGTTAAACCACCAAATACATCTGTTAATAAATTTAATTGATTTACAAACGAATGCTTATTAGGTCTTCCCGCATCAGCTAATATATTAGGTAAATCCTTAGCATAAGCTAAATGTGCAGAACGTAATGCACCACTATTAATATCTCCACCAATCTTAATCATAAATGTCTGAAATTCTGCATTTATAACATTGACAGGAGCGTTGAAGTAGTTTAGTGACATACCTAAGAACGAAGTATGTTTATTTATAGATTGTACAATCTTGTTAACATCTTTACCTTTAATTTTAAATGCTTCCTCATAGAAAGTATTATATAAAGATTGATTGATAATAGACTGTAACCTTTTATATTCGTTAGATTCAACACCTTCAAACGTAACATACTTAGTTTTAATACCAAATACATTTGATACTAAGTTATTAGTACCAGGTTTAGTCTTCAAATATTGTTTATCTCTAGATACATCTATAAATGAATTAAGTAACATTTCATTTTTAGACTTAACTTCAAAGTTAGTCTGATTGTAATGTTCTAATCTCATTAATGTTAATAAATCGAAAGATTGTTCTTTAAGTAACTGAGCATGTTTTTCAGGCTCACTAAACTTATTAACATTATTACGATACATGATAGGAATATTATGAATTAACGTACCATCTTGACGATACATCTCTTGACTGTTATTCTCTAAATCATCAATCTTCCAATCTGTAAAGTTGGAAATCTTTTGTTTAATTGTATCTTTAACATTAACTCTACCTGAAGTAACACGTTCTAAGTTAGAAACTGTAGCATAAGGTAATGTATAGAAATCTACACCAAAACTTCTTCTAACTAACGAATTGTTTTTACCAAAAGTCTTTTCACTATTTATAGCAAGTTTAACAAACTCATCGTAAATAGCTTGTTCAGCCTTACTAAAGTTTAACTTATTCTTATATTTAGGATTAGGTACTAATAGACGACCTTCTTTAACTAAATTATCTTTTCTCCATTTAGTCAACTTTCCATATACTTCTTGAACTTCTCTAGATTGATTAATCTGATATTCAATCTTACCTTGTTTTCTAAGTTCAGCTTTAATTTTATTAACGTCATCTAAATATTTAGAATATTCATTAATATATTTATCTCTAAACTCAATACTATATTCACCTTTTAAGAATGTTTCACCATCTTTAGTTGTTTCATATAGATTAGTAATATCATATTTACCTTTCTCTCGAACTAAGTCTTGATAAAGTTTATCTAAATTGAAATCATTACTACGAACAGCATTGTCAACAGTTGTCTTCATTTTAGTAATAACCTTCATTACAATCTGAATTAATCTAGATTTAGTGTTAACAGCCGTTAATAAATTCTTATCAAAACCGTCGATATCTGCAGAAGGTTTATCTACTACATCGTTAATATCTTTCTCAATTCGTTCATCTAACTCAGTTTGTCTTAAAACAATCTGTTCATTCACCCATTCTTTCTTAGATAGTGGACTATCTGTAGGATATTCTTTAGCGATCTCAGCTCTAAATTCTTGAACAACTTTCTCAGAATAGTAAGAATGTTTTAATTCTTGACGTAAAGATTCAGTAGTATAAGCTCTAAATTTAGACTTAACATCTTCATGAGTACCTGCAATCAATCTTAACTTACGTTGAATCTCTTTAACAACCGTTTGCTCTTCAGGGGTCAAATTCTTAGTTCTAGTATCATTTAAAGTATCCATAATAGGCTTTAGTAAATCACTAGCACCTAAATAAGATTTATATCTCTCTATAGTTTCAAGCTTCTCTAACTCGTTAGTACTACCTTCAATTAAATCAAATACGTGATTAATCTGAGTAATCATAAAGTTTGTATAGTTATTAATAGCCTCAAGTTTATTAGTCTGTGCAGCAGCTGCTACTTCAGCATCTAACAATTTAACTTGCTGAATAAATTGTGCATTCTTAGTACCATATTTCTTACTCATAGCATTTGCTCTACGAATAATTTGTTCAATACTATTTAACTGCACATTAACTAATTCTTTTAGCTTTTCATCTAAAGTCGAACCTTCAGGACCTTGAACCTTATTAAAGAACTCGTTACTTAATTTACTATATCTAGGGTCATAACTTAAAGTACCTTTCCATTGAGATTTATTACGTGTACCAAATTCGTCTACGGTTTCAAATAAAAGGCTAGAATTAATAAGTTCGTTATTCAATATATTCTTAGACATTCCAAATAGTCTTCTTACTGCATCTACAAATTGATTCCACCAAGACTTTTCAATAGATTGAATCTCTGCTCTGAATTCAGGATTGGAGAATATCTCTGCAATAAACTCAGCTTGATTAGTAAATCCATAAGATAGATTACCGTCACTATCTCGTTTAGTAGCTAAGAATTTATATTGTTCATAACCTTGGTCAATAATTCTCTTAAATTCTTTCTCCTCAGGTGTTCTAGGTGCAAAGTAAGCTTGTACTGTGGTACTGTGAACAACCTCGTGAATAAAACTCGAAGCTATAGTTTGACTATCAAAATTTTCTAACGCTGTATCTGTTACATAAATTGTATTAGTAACTGAATCATACATCATAACAGATTTGTTATCAAATTTATTATAGACTGTAGGATTTGATTTAGCTGTAACTAACTTAACAGTTGCACCAGACTTACCTAACAACGCTGTAGCTTTATTTAAGAAGAATTCTACATGTTCTGAACTGTGGAATACATCACTACCAATTAAGTTGTTTAAAACGTCTGTAGGAGATATTGTAGTAACTTCATTATTACCAAACAATACTTCTCTATTTTTATTGTTAACAAATTGATTTACTTTAGCTTTTTCACCAACAGTAGTTAAAAATAAATCGTCAGCTTTCTCAGAAGTAACTCCTGAGAAGTCTACAGCTTCATCAACAACTTCTTCAACTTTTGTTTCAGTTAATTCTAAATCAGTAACAGCGGGAAAACTTTCCACACCATTCTGTTCTTGCCATTTAGCAACTTTCAATTCTAACAAGAATGAAGGAAGCTTACTAGCTTCCAACAATTCTTGAAATTCATTTGATTTTATGTTAATACAATTCATAATTAACCTTTACATTTTTTTAAATATTCTATTAATTCCTCACTTGTCATATCTTTCAATGCTTGTTGAAGGAATCCTTTAGTTACACCATCAGCATAAAGTTCTTCTTTATGCTCTTTATAATAAGTTTCTAACTCTTCAGTAAAATCATTAAATTCTTTATATTCAACCACTTCCTCTTTAACTTTTAAATCATTCTCTTCCATAATTTGCTCAATCAATCTATTTTTCTGAGTTACTGTTGAATTGTCTTTACTATCAAACGACTTTTTACCTGTAGCTAAAGAATAAATATTTTCATTAGCCGTTACTATATAATCAGTACCGTTAAAATCTGTAGTAGTATAATAACCTATAGGTGTTAGTTTATCTAACTTAGGTGTACCACTAAATTTCTCACCTGCAATATTTATTAACTGTGCACCACCATTATCTGTAATATTCCAAACAATCCATGTGTTGTCTTTATATTTAACAACCGAACCTTTAGCTACTTCATGTGTAGTATCTTTAACAAATAATTGTTTAAGTAAATCTTTCTTAGATTCTACAGATTTTGTTTCAACTTTAGTTTCAGGTTTTGTAAACACACCTTCGATTACAGGAGGAGTCGATGATAAATTAGTCAAAGGTTCTTTAACTACAACATCTTCTTGTGTAAAATCATCTTCTTGTTGTGTAACCTCAGTTTCATCAAAAGGATATTGATAGATTTCATCTAAACCTGCTTTCATTATAGGAGAAATTGTTTTGTCTACAGGAAGTATTACATTACGGGTATTGTACTCATTAATTGTAACACCTCTATCTTTCTCTGAAGCAATCGGTTTGATTTTAGCGTAACCACCTTCAACAGGAATATATTGTGTATACATATTTTCAAATTCACCTTTAACCTGTCTAGAACCTAATCTTCTATAGAACTCACCTTTAACATTAATAAATTCTTTAGTCACCTTAGCATTAAATAATGTAACACCGTCTTTAGAATAAGGCTGACCTTTCATCTTCATTGTTGGACTTACATATTTAACATATCTACTATCATTTAAACTTGAAAGATAGAAATGGTCAATAAAGTTTTTATCTACCTCATTAGGGTACTTCGTAAATTCTTTCACATAACCATTAAAGTTATTCTGTAAGAAGAAACTTGGTGGTATGAATTGGAAGAAACTTGTTGTAGTATTATTAAACCCAGATGTTAAGAATGAATATTTAACTAAATCATTTCCAAATTCAGGATAGTATTTAATTAAATCTCTCCAAGAGTTAATCATATTATCAGTGTATTCCTTAGAGTTAGTCTTATTATTTAGAATTAAATAAGACCTTTCTGCAGTTTTCTTAATAAACAATTCGTCTACAATCTGATATTTACCAGCATACTGATTCTTAAAGTCTATAAATTTATTAGGGAATTCTTCAATCAATCTATTTCTCTCTTCAGGAGACATATTAAAAGGCTCAAATCCTGACATTAAATAAGTGTTAAACGTTTTATCTAATTTATCACCTAAACCATCTTGAGCATCATCTTCTAGATTTACACCATAAACCTGTTTAGAAATCTGATTGTAAGAGTTCCATACGAAAGGAGTTGATGACACAAACAATAGAGGATTACTTTGAACAATCTGCTGAGTGTTTAATAAATTATACTGATACTGATATGTTAATAGTTTTGGTGAACCATCTTCATATTTCATTTTAGTATCATAATTAAGAACACCTTTATTTTGAATATTCTGAATCTTATTGATAGCAATCAATAGTTGAGTAGTATTTTTACCCATACCATTAACACTATGTTTAGATGCATCTACACTTGATTTTAATTTCTTAGCATAACCTTGGAAGGTTAAGAAAGTATTAAAAGTATTAGCTTGGAAGTGTAAGTTAGATTTAAATACATTCTCTCTTAATTCACCTAATGGTTTATTAATAATAAAACTCTCTACACCAAAATCATTTTTGAAGAAGATTGAGTGGTTTTTAACAATATTCTTAGCGGATTCTTCAATTCTTGCAATATCTGCTTCTGTAAGTTCATACTTCTCAGGAATACCTACTTTCTCTTTAATTGTCTGTAAGTTACGAGGTGCTATAAAATCTTTAGTGTTCAACATATCTAAGTTGTACTTATATAATGTTGTCAACTCATATAGTGTTCTAGCATTCATTTCAATCTGTTCACCATTCTCTAATGTAGTAATGTGAACTAAATCAGTTTTAATTAATTCACCTACTTTATAAATTCTAAAAGCATCTTTACTATTTGAAACTTGGGCAGACTTATCTTTGTTTTCATACTGACCAATAAAGTCAATGTATTCACTAATGATAGGTTGTGCTAATGTTGACATTACTATGAAAGGATGTACACCTGCACGAAGCATCATGTTACCTGTATTAGTAGTCATCATATTCCAGTTTACATTTGTAATATAAGGATCTTTAGCAATATCCACAAATGCATTCATTAATGCTGAAATATTATCTGAAATTGCAAAAGATTTATATGCTTTTACATCTTCATAAGACAATTTCTTTTTAGCTCTCTTATTGTAAGAGTCTAACCACGCTTTTAATTCTGCATCTGAAATATCCTGTGAACGAATTTTATCAAATTTAGTATGGTCAGCAATTGTTGTATAATCTTCACCAGACTTATTAGTTCGTGTAACTTCTAAAGAAGCTCCAGAATGTGAACGTTCACCTAGATAAACATCTGATAAATATATATCTGACATTGTACCCATCGCATAGTCAGAAGAAGTATTAGCTTCCTGTCCTACACCTGCAAGACCTGCTAAAAATGAATATTTAGTTACGATATCTTGTACAAATTCATAATTATCTAAATCAGACTTCTCTTTAGCAGGAGCTAAATTTTGAGCTTCCATCTTAATATGAGGGAAGTCTAATGGAGTCATAATCTTAGTAATATTACTTTGATGTAAAATTAATGATTTATATAACTCAATTACTTTATTTTGAACAGCTTCTTTAGAATTACCTTCAGCAGACGTATAAACTAATTTACCTTCCTTCTCTTTATAGTTAGGAAACATAATATACATCTTATCAATGTCAAAGTCACTACCTGTCTTCTTAGTGATACCTGTAAATGCTACAATAGTATCTCCCATACCTGCAGGTAATATACCTACTACTCTCATAGCACCATTTGAAGAAGGTCCCTGATTTGGAATACGATATCCAATTATATTTTCTAGAATTTTATTATCAATTAATCCTCCTTCCATTTGATTGGTTTCAGGATTTAATTTACCAAATAATTCTTCAGAAGTTCTAGATTCATAATCAGGAATATACTTAGCTATAAATGACCCAGAAATCAATATTTCTTCAGGAGAGATAATATCTTCACCGAACATATTTTTAGCTCTTGTACCGTCTGCATTTAGTTTAAAAGTATAAGGTTTAGTTGTACCACCTAACTCTACAGTAGGTGACCATTTGATATTAATGTTGTCAGAATCAGCTTCTTCTTTAGATAAACCAAAGTTAGACATTTGAATAAATGAACCACCATTAGTTTTAATCTTAACAGTTCTATCATTTACAATAGATGCAAAGATATTATCTAGTTTAGATTTCAAACCTGGTACAGCATAAATAGATAACTTAGCTCGTAATGCTTTAATGATTTCAGTACTAGCATCTCTCGATACTAATTCATCAGCTAAAGTATTATAGAATTTATCTATATTATTAATAGTACCGTCTTGAGCAATATCAAATTCTTTTACTAAATCATTGTAACCATTAATAACTAATTGTCCTAATGTACTATCTAATTCTTTAGCAAATTCTTCTGCGGTATATTGTGTATCACCATATGTGAAAATCTTCTCATTAGAACCTAACTTATCTGAGATAAGTAGTAACATGTTCTTTAAAATCTGAGAACCAATATCGGTTTCCTTATAACCTTTTACAGGTAAATCCTGTTGTAACTTCCAACCTATTGAACTTAAGGTCATTACATTTAAAGGTTTAAATTTACCGTCAGCATCTTTAACTTCAACACCACTTACATCATTATGAATTTTAGTAGGAACTACTGCTCCTGCTTTAATTGCATCAAATGTTAAAAGTTCATCAACTTCATGATTTTCCATAAAGTCAAAGATGTCTTTCAATTTAGTGTTGTTACGTAACTGAGGTAATAATACAGCCTGTGAATACTTTAAATAAATAGGAGCACCAACAGCATCTCTACCGAAGTAAACACCTTTAAGAGGTTGTGCTACTAATTTTAATTCGTCAGGTGTTAACGCCTCTTTATTCTTACCAGTTAACTTATTATAAACAGCTTCATGTTTAGTTGTATACTTCCCAACACCTAGATAAATAGATTTCCATCTCTTAGGTGTAATCCAAGCCTGAGCATCAGCAGCATTGATGTCATCTTTCTCCCATTCTTTTACAAGTTCAGGGTCAGATTTAATTACTTCTTTTAGTTCTGCTAAATAAGGTTCTCTAACTTCAACACTTTCTACAATACCAATCTTAAAGTCTTTATTAACATCACTTAGATATTCGTAGATACCGTCAGTATAAGAAGCTCCAATACGTTTAATATAATCTACAGAGTCTTTATAGTAAGCAACATCACCTGAGAATACTTTAGAATATTCAATATGGTTAACTAAACCGTTTAACCATATATCTCCTAGCATCTTAAATAACTGCTTATCATTTAAAGCAAAGTTATCACCACTATATTTTTTCCATATCTTAGAATCAATACCTTTACTAATGTAAGAGTTTTGACCTGAACGTTCAATTACATTATACTTAATTAAATCATTCTTTAAATCTTCAACGTGGTCTAATACCTTTTGTTCAATAAAAGCAAGTATATCATTTTTATAGAACCCAATATTTTCAGTAACAATACTACCATCTGTGTTGTATAGAGGCTTACCATCGTATACTTTAAGTGTAGATTTGATTTTATCAAAACTTAAACTTGGAAACAATTGTGATTTAAACGCGTTACCTACAAGTTGACCATCTTTATTAACAGTATTACCTTTTTTATCAGTATGATAATATACTTTAAGGTCTTTACCTTTCTTAACCTTTTCAGACTGTTCAGCCATTCTATTAAACTCAGCCATCAAATATTCATTGAATAAAAGATTAACGGTAGTTGAAATCTCAGGTTCTTCATTTACAGTATTGAAACCTGCATCTAAAAATAACTGATGTTCAATATTATACTGTGTTGATTTACCTGGTGCAGTCGTAGTTCTAGTGTGAGTTGTACCGTCAATATGAAAATGAAGTAATCCATTTACAGTATCTTTAACATATTCATTCTTACTAATGTCTTTATTAGTTTTAGCCTTACCTTTCTTATTATCTTTATCTCTAAAGCTACTAAAATGGTTAATCTGAAACTTAGCGATTCTATCTTTACTAGTAGTTAATTGCTTATCTTCGTTATTAAGTACATCTAAAGCTAATAAATATTTATATAGAGAAGAGTTCTTCTCATAATCACTTAAAGTATTATACTCGTCTAAGAGCAACTGTCTGTCTTTCTTCCAAGTATTTATCTTATTGTGTAAATAGGATGGATTAGAATAAAGATAACGAGTCTCTCCTGCTGTCCATACAGATGATTCAGAACCATCTTCTTTAAAGAAAGCGTCACCTTTAGCTATTTGACGATACCAATAAGTATTTAAGATTGGTCTACCATTATTATGGTTCTCAATCATCTTCTCAAAAGTCTTTAATGTGTTATCAATAAAGTTATAATAATTTTGGTCTAACTTAGCATCATCAATTTTATCATTACTAAATTCATTTAAAGCAATATTAAAAGCTGCTTCATTAATATTAATACCTACAGAAGGTAATAACTTCTCAAGAATATTGTAAGCCTTATCTTTATTAGAATGAGTCTTATTAGTTAATAACGTCTTAAGTTTAGCAACAACTTCATTTCTTTCTTGAAGTTTATCCTTAGTTAGAATACCTTTATTATTAGAATCAAATCCAAAATGTTCTTCTAACTGATATTCCCAATTATTAAGAATACTTGTTTCAGCTTTAGTATCTTTAGAAGCATCTCCTTTATTATAATTATATTCCTTACCTGTAATAGCTTCTTTAATAACTACGTTTACAATAGCTCCATTTGCAAGAGTCTTCTTTTCGGTAACAGCAGGAACTACAACTACTTCTTTAGAATCAACATCTGCATATTCATAGTTATTCTTCTGAAGATTCATTACATTAACAAAACCTGCTTTAAAGTTTAAAACATTAATACCTTCGATAGTATTAGTCTTAGTTGGTAGTCTGTTAATCTTCTCTAAATATTCTACAACATTATTTAAATATTTAATATTATCAGAATGTTGTTTTAATTTATCAATAATAGTTTCAAATATGTCTTCAACTTTACCTTGACTATCAACAGTAACAGGATTATTTTTAAGTAATGCTGTAATCTTATTATAAAGATTATTGTAGTCAATAGATTTAGATTGTCCAAAATCTTCATCAATATCAGAAGGATTCTTAATTAAAGATAATCTGATTTTTACTGCTGCAGTAACTTTACTTTTAGGATTAACTTTAAATGATGCTTGACCAAATACAGGATCACGTTGTTCCTGAGTGTCAGGGTCAACATCTTCTTGGTTATATTCCTCATTGTAAGCAATGTTTCTAGCTTTATAGAAGTCTTTAATCTTAGATATCATCTCATCTAACGCTTTCTCATCATCTAAGATTTGAAATAAGGCACCTCCATTGTTTGCAAGGGTATCGCTATCGCTCATCATTAATTCAGAACCTAGCTCGTCTAAATGAGTCACAATAGATTCCTTTAGACTTTGTTTAGATGAGTTGTCTGACATATCTAAAGTATCAAAATCTAAATTAAAACCACCTTTTTCAATGTAGTTATTCGCTAATATCTCTACTAGCGAACTAACTGCACGTTGTGATTGTAAAATATTATAAAGATATGGTTCTACAACATCTTCATACTGTCTTTGATATTGAGCATCTAGATAATACATTCCTGTATTGTCTTCAAATAGTTCAGGTTCAAACTTATCGTTCACTCTCCCACTAAATTGTGGGGGAATGAAGTCTAATTGCTGTTCCATTAATGATTCATAATCACCAAATTCTTTCTTAAAAGTTTCAGATTGAAACATTACCATTTTCTTATCAGCTAAATCTTTACCAAATTTATCAATAAGTTTTTTATGTAATGTAGATTCTAAACCATTTCTTAATATAATACAGTCCATATTAACATTTTTGTTGTGTTCTTATTTTTTCAGCTAATTTTAACAGTTGCTGTTCTGCATCTTCTGCAATCTTAGTAAACTTCTCTACAGCTACTTGATTACCTCTCTTGGTCATATTCTCAACATTGTTTCGAGATACTGTTAAAGTTTTCTCAAGTCTCTCCTGTTCTAATAAATCATCACCTTTAACTTCTAATCCTTTAAAAGCTTCTTGATAATCTTTATATTCAGGTGTACCAGGTATATCTGTCTTATTCACGATTGTAATTGTTTCTTTAGGTAAAGATACGACTTTTTCCTGAGATTTCAAAATATTTTCGTAATTATTTTCAACAGTTTCTCTAATAAAGTCTTCAACCATATCATAAGTCTCTAATTGACCATCAATATAAATACCTTCGTCAGAATAAACAACCTCTTCTACTGCAATAAATTTACCATCAGCATCTAAAACATAATCAGGACTTTTAATAGTGTCACTGTCAAGTTCACGTTTATTTAAAATGTTACCAACAATTTTGCGATATTCAGCAACTTTTTCAACTTTTAACTTATCCTTATCAATAGCTGAAACAGCTTCTTCCTGAGTTTGAACTACAGGATTTACTATTGTTTCTACAGGTTTAGCTTTAGATTCAATTGTAGAACTTATCCACAATTCAGAACCTCTATTCTTTTTAATATCCTTAGCTTTAGTATCTGTAGATTGTTTAAAAGAACTTCCATTAGGATCTGTATCTAAATTAGTATTAACAATTTTATTATCAAATAAGTATTTTAAATATGTAGCATTCTTAAAGTTTAAGTCTTTATTTACATTAGCATCTGTAGTAATTGTCATTACATTGTGATACTTATTTTGTAAGTCTTTACCTAATTCTTCCATATCATATTGGAAGTAATCTTTATTATTATAAGTAATGTATCGATTTCCCTCTATATCTTCTTTAATTACAATTGATTGGTCATTATTACTATCTTCAAGAACTAATGCTTCAATTAATTTACTGATTTGAATCGTAGCAGGATTATTTCCTAGTAATTCAATCTCGGAAGATAATACTTTTAGAACTTCATTATAAACATCTTCATTAACTCCTTTTAAGCTAATTAAATTTTCAGTTCTTAATTCAGGATTATGCAATAACTCACTATAAATCTGTGCCAATGTAGAAGCTTTAACTTCATTTAGTCTACTAAAGTTTAGTTTAACAGGAACATTATCTCCTTTAGGATTTTTAATTACAAGAAAAATTTGACCCTTTTGACTTTCAACAGTCTTACTAATATTAGATGTTAAAGGTGCTTTATTGTCAGATACTAAAATTAAATCTCCTTTATTATTAACGTGATAAAGAGTTACTTTATTCTCAGGATTTTTTGAGTCTAAAGTTCTAATATAATCTATTTCTAAAGGATTATTCTTAACAGGTTTACCACCTTCAAACTTAGTATTAAAACTAGGAGTCTCTTGATTGGTAACTGTAGTACTTAAATCATCTAATGTAGCTCCTGCAATAAGAGCATCTACAATATTAGTTCTAAGTTTAACTGCATTAGGTCCTTTAAATGATGACCATGATTTAGCTTGTCCGTTATTATAAACAAAGTTAAGAGGTAGATTATCAATTAAGAATTGTCTATTACCTGCTAAATCATCTCTAGTTTGAAGAATTTCAATTGCTTTTTCAATTCTTTCTTTATCTTCTTTCTTTGTAGCGGAATTAAACGTAGGTTTTTCATTAAGTTCAAACGTAACTACATCACCTTTCTTATCACGAGGTTCCATCTGATAAGTTTTAAAAGACGGATTGTTATTATCGTAACCAACTGTCTTATGGTCTGAAAACGTAGTACCTCCTGTAACAGGATTAATAGTTGTTACATCAACATCATCTGCAGAATTCTCATCTGATACATCTTGCGTAAAAGTATGAGTAGTAACCTCACCTGTAGTAGGACTTGTTAAAGTAACACTATTAGGAGTAGTTGCTGTAACTGTCTCAGGCTCTTGCGTAACAGGATTAACAACAGTAGTTGTACCTGCAGGTTGAGTTTGTGCAGCTAGTGCCGCTTGTTTTAAAGCCTCTTCCTCTGCAGCCTTAGCTTCTAATTCTGCAAGTTTTGCAGCTTCTTCAGCATCTTGGTCAATCTCTCTATTGGTAATCTCTCCTGCTTCTAATTCAGCTTTCTTAACATTATAAGCTTTCTTTAATACAGGATTATTCTGTAAATCAAGTTTCTCTAATTCTTCAAGAGTAGTTGCCGCAGAAATAGCATTAGATGTTTCATCTAAAGATAAAACCTTAGCAGGTTCTACTGCAGCTTTAATTTCCTCTTTAACTTCTACGTGTTTATTAAATTGTTGATTATGAAAATCATTATCCCAAATTAAATTGTTAGTAGTTTCTTCAAAATCTCTTAAATCAGACTCAGCTTTATCAATCTTTTTATTAAGTTCTGTTAATACAGGACTTTTAGGTTCAACGGTTCGAGTTTTATAAATATCTTCCATTCCTGCTTTATAGTCAGGATTAACTTCTGTTGTAGGAGTATGTGTTAAAACTCTAGCTTTCTCAGATTTTAACTTCTCAAGTTCTTTACGTGTATCATATTCCTCAGCTCTTTCATTGATAAACGCATCGCTTACTTTATTTAAATAAGTTAATACATCTTCTTTATTTGCTTTAGGGTCATTAATTTTGATAATATTAGTAGCCATATCTTTGAAAGAAGTTAAATCCTTTTGCAAAGATTTAGCTTTTTCAACCATATCTGATGTACGTTTTAAGTTATCTTTATTGATCTTACCTGTATCTTTATCTTCTTGTGGAAATATAGTCTTTAAATGCTCTTGTAATGCCTCAATAGATGCTTCATCTTCAGTAATAAAACTTGAAATCAAATCAGTTTCAGTTTTCTTTTTAAGATAATCAACTAATTCTACGTCTCCTGCTTCAACAGCTTTATCATAAAGTTTTGATACTTCCTCATTCATATCTAAAGCAATTTTAACTCTAGCTACATTTTCAGGAATTAAGATATCGTCACCATTCTCATCTTTTCTACGAATTTCAATATCTTCACCTGTCTCAGGATCTTTAGATAATTCAGTTTCGTAAAGTGGTAAGTTAACATCTGTTAGTTTAACACCGATTCCTTGAACTTTATTTCTAAGCCTTTCACTATTAGATTGATCACGTTTATCTTGTTTGTAACCACTTACCACAGATATAGGTGAACCTAAGATTCCGCCTAAGAAACCCGCAACCTGTCCTTCAGTTGTACCTAAAGTACGAATAAAATCTTCACCTAATGTACTTAAACTATAATCATCCATGAATGACTTACCAAGTTTACCCTGTAAACCACTTTCAACATTTCGATTTTCTGTTGCAGATTGTGCAATCTCTTCACCACCTTCTGATAAAAAAGACTGTCCTATCCTTTTAGCAGCTTTTCCTACAGTTTGTGTTGCAGAAGGAGTCATTACATTATTTACTAAATTTTTAGTAGTGTTTTTACCAAATAATAGTTTAGCTTGAATGTAGTTAGGTCCTGCGAGAATACCTACGTTCTTAATAAACGTATTCTTCATTGCTTCACCTTTCTGAGTTTGAAATTCTTTCTCAGCTTCAGCTTCTAAGTTATTGATTTGTGTATCATAATCTTCTTGAGAAATAAGACCTTGTGTTTTTTGTAAAGCGAGACTATTAACAAAAGCTTCATGTTCTTTAAAATAATTAGTTTTAAATTCATCTTTACGTGCCTCCATTGTATCGCCTACACCTTTAGCTTCAGCTCCTGCTTCAAAATAAGTATTAACTGCAGGGATCATAAGATTATCAATCTTATCAATAGTAACTCCAGCAGCAGTTAATGCTTTACGAGCACCTTCTACATTTTTACCATATTTTGTAAGTTGTGCTAATTTTGTAGCACCTCCAAATATTTTATTACCTGCTCCAAGTGCTTTTAAGGCTGCACCAGGTGCCATAGCCGAGATTAAATATCCCACACCATCAGCACCTTCAGTAGCCCAAAATTCACCAGATGTAACTTTATCTAAAAAATCTCCATCTTCAACAGTCTTACTTACATATACAGGAA